TGTTCTATATCAATGTGCCATTCGCGATACATTAGCAGAGGAAACTAAAAATGTTTCATGATCTCAAAGAAGCGTACCAAGAAATGCTAAAGAAGCATACGCATGTTGTCGATGACAATGGAGTGCATATAACATTCCCCGAAGAACTCTGGTCAGCGTTTGAGCAGGAGTTTATGGTCTGCTTCATCGAAGAAGATGATGATGTTATGTTTCAGAGGTGGCAGGACGGCTACGAAGAATGTATGGACCCGGAGAAATGGGATGAATAGTAGATTTGACAACAGAACAAAGGATACCTTTAAACGTGATATCAAATTTACAACACTGTTGGAGAACTATTGGTGGAACGCTTGGTTGGATCAACTTGACGACGGCGTCGTGGAGAACCCAAGGGATAATGGATGTGGGAACGGCGGTGAGTTTATCGCGAGCGGCAATACCGCAGGAGCCGATTTCATGGCGGATATTAAATATGACTTCCGCAAGCGATCAGATCTGCCAATCGAAATGAAGTGGGTTCCAACGGCGGGGAAGTTCACCCTCAAAGAGAATGACCTGAAGGCGTATATCCGAGAGGGAGCCGCTATTCTGTTTATCTACAACTCTGTGCGGTGTGGGGTGGACTTGAGAAAACCCAAGGATCACGACTTAGATAAGCACTTGGTCAGGATTGAGGCGAAGGTAAATGCTGGAGAAATCAAATGGGGAATCATGTTTCCCGATAAAGTTGAAGAATTCTATAATTATGCTAAAGTTGAACGGTTGATCAAGCCGATATACTATATGGGTAACAAGCCGGGCGTGGTTATGGTTCAGAGTGAGTTTGACAACTGGTTTATTCAGGAGAAGTGGAATGTCTGAAGATATGAGTACAGCAGATTCGGGTTGAAGGCCATTTTTGTGTATAATATTACCTTTAACAAAGAAACAGAGGAATATAAAATAGAATGGGACAGCTTAAAAACAAAGTAGAACTACTTGGACACTACGGTTCTGACGAGGTGATAGCGTGTTCGGCTTGGACAAGCACTAGTAGAAATTTGACGGACGAAAAGAAAGCAAGAATACCAGCTATGATAGAGACGCTTTGGGCCAACGGACATGAAACTCCATTCGAAAAGGGTATCGTTCACTTCCTAGTAAATGTAGAGCAGGCTACGCACATTCATCTGCTAAAACATCGCATCAGCAGTTTTAACGGAGAATCAGCACGTTACAAAGAGTTAAAGGAGGATAAGTGCTACATCCCGGAGGATTGGCCTCAGAAGTGGCAGGACACGCTCAAGGACTACACGGATGCCGGTAATGAACTGTACCACCACTGTTTGGAGGAACTAACGGAAGAGTTGGGTCGCAAGCGAGCTAAAGAGTCGGCACGGTTTTTTAAGACGTACAATAGCCAGATTCAGGCTGACGTGACGTTTAACATGCGGAGTTTCGCGAATTTCCAAAAGTTAAGAAACTCTGAACATGCCCAATTAGAGATAAGAGGGGTAGCTCAAGAAATGCTTAGTTTGGTAGAAAAAATTGAGGGAAATCCCTTCAAATTCACTTTAGAAGCATTTTCTAAGCGAAATTCGTGATATTTTGGTGTATAATACAGTAACATCACATATTTAAAACTGTATTAAACACGAGGAATTGCTGATATGTTGGACAACGAAAAGGCTGAAGAGTTACTTGGTTTCACCGTTGGAGAACTTACCGTAGAAACATACGTAGGTGCGGTCCGTCCCAAAGCAACATGGGGAAAACACAGGTACGACTATTTGTACTTATGTAGGTGCTCTTGTGGCAAGTGTCAAGAGTTCACCCGTCGAGTCCTTATAGCTAAGGCAACCGTGAGTAGAAATACAATATGTTGTAACGATTGTAAGTCTAGTAGGCTTCTTGGGAACCAAAACGGACTAAAATACGACAACGACATTGACAGACATACAGCAATAGTATATTCCAACTACAAGAGTAAATGTAAAAAGAAGGGCTGGGACTTTGAATTATCGTTTGATCAGTTTAAATCATTTGTAACTAAAGATTGCTGGTATTGTGGACTAGAGCCTTCTAATAATAGATCCAGACAAACTGGAGGTGCTAGTTATTCAAGGAGGAGTCTATCCGGCATAGACAGGATCGATAACTCTAAGGGGTATGTAGAAGGTAATTGTAGAACTTCTTGTGAGGATTGCAATCTGGCGAAGAGGGGCTTGACGACTTCGCAATTTTTAACAATGGTACAAAGGATTCATGCGAGACACTTGACAACAGGCAGTTAGAGGGTACTTTGTCTTTTTTAGGTAAATTGACGATTCTTAGTGGTTTTTGTGTATAACATACGGCAGACGTGAATTTCTTAGGAGATTATAATAATGTCAGGAGAAATTGTCTACATTCTTGTGAAGATAGAGGACAACGGTCTTACCGTCAGCGTTGATCCCCTTGGGGTTTACGAGGATGCTGAGTTGGCTATGGAGTGGATTGAGAGGCTAGAAAAACTAAACGTTAATCCAGACGAAGTGATTTTTGAGGCCCTTGAGTACGAGGTTGATGCTGACCCTATTGGTTTGAAACAAATGACTCTAACATATGATTCTGTCTCCAACGCGGTGGACGAAACCCTTAAAGGTCTCATGGAGAAGGGTTTGATTGATCAGTTGATTGGTCCGGAAGGTGAATTCCACTACGAGCTAACTGATAGGGGAAAGACCACGATGAAAGGGGTCGCTGGACAACTAATCCAGAAGTTCCTCGATGAGAAGAAGAATTGTGATTTGTGAGGCTTTTAGCCTAACTTGGTACCTTAGCTCAATTAGGTAGAGCAGCACCTTTGTAACGGGGTTCGATTCCCTCAGGTACCTCTTGGAAGATAGGTTCATGGGAACAAACGGATATGATATTCCCGTTCGGGAAGATATGGCAGAATTGGGCAGGTGGTGTGCCCCGGAGACTGTAAATCTCTCGCCTTTCGGCATTTTAGGTTCGATTCCTTCTTCTGTCACTTAGAAAGTAGAACGTGGGTAGAGAAAAATACTAAGTTCGATTCTTAGCTGCGGTGCTTAGGAAACAAAGATGGATTTACCAGTAGATTACAGAACGTTGGATTGGCGAAAGGGCGATAACGCTCGTGTTCGTAATGAATATGTTCTACTGCAAGAGGGCAAGTGTTATTGGTGTGGCTGTTCCCTTGAGGAAGAACCACCAGAGCATATTCAGGCACGGGAGATCAATTGGCAATTGTTCCCCACAGGATTCCTGAATACTCCTGTTCACTTGCAACATTGTCACAAGACACATATGACAGAGGGTGCCGTCCATACTCTCTGTAACGCAGTCATGTGGCAGTATCATGGGCGATGATATGCGTGTGTAGCTCAGTTGGTAGAGCGTCACGTTGCCAACGTGGATGTCGCAGGTTCGATCCCTGTCACTCGCACTTTAGCACGAGGAACGAGTGTTCAATACTTACTCACTAAGAAAATGGTCTAAGGCCGTAAGGATTAGAGACAAAAACACATGTCAAATGTGCGGTCGGGTGGGTACAATAGAAGCACACCACATTTACCCAAAGAGTTTGTATCCAGATAAGGCGTATGATTTAGACAACGGTGTGAGCTTGTGTAGGTGTTGTCATATCATAAGTGTTCACGCTAGTAATACGTTCGACTTGTCGAACTGGAAGAAGTTTGTGCCTATGTTCAGGCATATGATGAGACTGGTTAAGTTCAAACGGTTTAACAGTAAGTATAAAGGTAGAATATGACCAAGATGACACTAGGAAGACCAGACAGAGTAGAACTCCAGACGACTTGGAATCTTGACCCTTTGTTGAATATGATTACAAGCGTGTGTAGCTCAACTGGTTCAAAGAGATTTCCTCAGTCAATTGAATTGACCACGATCTATGAAGACCGTACAATAGTGTGGTCTTGCTTTCAAACAGAAGAGTGGGCAGAACTAGGTAAGACCTATGACGACATTCTTGATGAGTGGATGCTGTCTGATATTGACCTCATCCCTGTTGGTCACGGAGAAACCATTTGGCGTAAGGAAATGTTTGGTTTAGTTTTTGCGGCAACAAGTATTACAATGGAAAGGGAATAAACTATGTTCGGTGATTTTCAGGATAGACGTACAGACGCGGAACGTGAACGAGATCTGGAGGCGGCAAATAAGCGGGAGATGGACGGTAAGCTGGCCCGTGGGTTTCTGGATATCAGGGTTCGTCAGGCTTTAGAAGCCGTGGGAATTCAAGTGGGTTTTGTGGGCCGTGGATTCTTGGGTTCAAATGAACTCTTGGTAAAAGAGGATGATATTACTTACAAACTAGTCGCGAGTGTTGATAACTCAGACTAAAAACATGGCATCGTAGCCCAACTGGCAGAGGCGTTGCACTTAGAATGCAAATGTTGCAGGTTCGACTCCTGTCGGTGCTATTAACGCATGGTGGAAATACCGGAAGCGATTCCTGTTAGTAGACACGCCGTCCTGAGACGGTGCCAGTGACTGGCTGTGATAGGTTGGGTGATGGTGTTATGGGTTCAAATCCCATTGCGTTAAGTTTTTTCAAAACAAAGGATAGTAAAGGAAACCATAATATGTTCAAGAGTCTAATCACGTTTTTCTTACTCCTGATGCCCATCGTGGCTGAAGATTTTGACTCAGTTGTAAGGGTCCACCGTGAGGAGGGTGCTTCGTTCTCTGGGACCGTGATAGAATCAGACGATGAAAAAACCCTCATATTAACATGTGGTCGCGGATTTTTTCTAATACCAAACCAAACAACAAGTGTATCTTTCTACCACAAAGGGAATGAGTGTTCATTTCCAGCAAAGTTACTGAAGCAGCATAAGGTGTGGGACTTAGCGTTGGTGGAGGTCAAGGGTAAAATAGAGGTGGAGGCGGTTCCCCTCGCAGATAAAGAGCCGCAAAAATACACCACGGTAAATGTTACGGGTTATCATTACTTAGACAAACAAAAACACAACTACACCACTTACGATAAGGGGTGGACGACAACTGATGGTGAGCATCTATGGACGGCACATGGAAAGGCTGTAAATGGATTATCTGGAGCATCTGCTCAATATAAGGGTGCTATAGTTGCCGTACAATCGGGTGGAACACCCCAAATGATCAATGGGGCTGGCCTCAGTACAATTAAGAAGTTTCTGGAATGAGTCCATATGACCCTCCTAAGTATGAACAGGGTCCAGATACATCCAACGTAGTAGAACTGATTATGAGCATAATATGCTTAGTAATCTACTTATTCCTCTTCTTTCTTAGTGCTTATCATCACAACGCGGTTATGGCTGTGTTGACATGTTTGTTATCGGCCTTCTTCGCGGTTTTAACACTCGCTAACTTAACAAGAAGATACTTTAGATGATAAGGCTCTGTAGCATAATGGTTAATGCCCCACACTGTCGATGTGGAAAATGTCGGTTCGAATCCGGTCGGAGTCGCTTGGTATGAAGAGTAAAATAGAAGAATACACGCTGACCCTCTTAAAAAACGTCTGTAAAATACGGGTGTCCTACAAAGATAAGAACTGGGAGTATTCAACGAAGATTTTTGACCGTGACGGGTTCAGGATCTTCCCCAAGCGGTTGTACAGATTAATCTGCGACGACATTAAGTACGCAAATATCTATGATAAGTTTATGGACAGGTACTTCGAGTGGGAAGAATCTGAATAAAAGCGGTTGACATACAATGGATACGCGATCTGGAGAAATACACGCGATGGATATCATCGAAGCGATGGAGAAATCCGAGCGTGAACTACAGAAAAAACGTGGGAAAGTTGGTCGCAACGAGCCGTGCCCGTGTAGCAGCGGTCTCAAGTTCAAAAAATGTTGCTTAATCTCAGAAAAGGACAAATAATGATCAAGATCACAGTCTCAGAAGCCGATAAACCTAGTGAGCCACTTCTGAAATTGAAATTGAAAGTGAAAAAATAGTCAAAAAGACCTTGACAAACAGGGTCAAGTAGACTATAATACATGAGACAACAGGGGTTCCTAAACTCGATGAAGTCCTAGACTTCTCTGTGGATAAGTTGACTAAGGATAGCTTTACCAAGCTATTCAAGTAGAGCCACGCCAGTTGTCGCTGGCTAGTCGGGTGTTCCTCTAAATCCCGATGATTGAAGTAGGCTGACTGCCTACAAAACTACGGAGGTAACAATTGAATCAGCCGGTGGAGGGTTAAATCCCAGTGAAGGTAGGTATGATGTAGGGGTGAGAAGCCCTGTTCAGTTGTTGTTTTTTGTGATTGTGGCCGTAATGAGACAATTGGCGACTCACCCTGACTCTCGTATTATTTCCCATAAATTGGGTGTCAGGTCGGTTTATGCAGGTTCGACTCCTGTCAATCACACTGTCCGCTTGCGGACTAAGTAGTACGGGGGCGTACTGGAATTGATTGGTAGACGGAGACTTCAACAACATGTGCTAGGTGGCGTGGGGGCTAGCTAAAAACCACACCAAACGATAACTGTAAACTCTTTTGCACTTGCAGCGTAGGCTGTGAGGCTTCTATGGGCCTCATCACCCGACCATAGAGAGATCCTTCGGGAACTATCGCTAACAGCAAGAACCGTGCCTTAGGCACTAAACATGTAAAAACTGTTGATTTTGAAACCTATACAACACGCGGATTCGACTTCCGCCGCCTCCAATTCTTTTACCACGGTCTCCATCGGTTTTTGATCTTTTAGAAAGGAATTAAGTATGAGAGGTCTTATTTTGTTTGCTACTCTGGTAGCTTCAGTGAGTTCAGCACGGGCGGATGATCCCTGTGTTACTGAGGTTCAAGTGGTAGTGCCAGCGATGTACGTCGTTGAGCGTCCGTCTATCTGTGTGAAACTGAAGGAGCGGTTTTGCCTGATGAAGTCTCGTCTGAAGTCGTCACTGACGACACGTAGGGTTCCAGCGTTTATCACGTCTGAGGAACTCTGTGCGGTTAAGAGGGTTCGCTGTAAAAACGCTATCATTCAGCGTCAGAAAGAAGAAATTGAGGCACAGCAACGGGAGTTGGAACGGCGTAGGTCCGTAGCAGGGGTCGCTATTGTACCCTTCCAATACCGTACTTTGAAGCATTACTCAAGATAGAATGCTTAAACACCCGAGACCGGCTTTTGGGCCGGTCTTTTTTCTCGATATAGTCTAAAAATTCCAAAAACGATTTGTCTTTTAGGTGGTTGTAGACTATAATATAACGACTAAACACAATCCTTTAAACCGGAGAAACAGAGAAGTGGCAGAAGAACAGGTGGCGTCAGTAGAGGAAATGGCAAGAGTTCATCTCATGAATGTCGAACGAGAAATCGTTGGTCTTGAGGAAAAGCGAGTAGCCATTGTAGCAGAGGTTGAACGACTATCGCTTTACTTGAAGCAAGGACGTTCTACATTGGGTGTCGGTGAACCGGTCACAACACCTGAGAGTGCGTAACAATTATCAGTCCGAATTTGTAAATCTTGGAGTATCAGATGAATCAGAATTGTTGGAACGGAGCAGGTCGGCTAACTAGCGATGCGGAATTTGGAGCGACGAGAAAGGGAACGTCCATGTCTAAGTTTAGGTTAGCCGTCAATGATCATCGTAACGATGACACGTTGTTTATCAATGTTTTATGTTTTGGTAAGATGGCAGAAAACCTCAATCCTATGCTTCTTAGGGGCCGTTGCGTAGCTATTACTGGTAAGCTAAAGATTGACAACTACGAGGATGAAGAAAAGAACAAGAAAAGTTCCGTCTGTATTATGGCAGACGATATCTCCCTTGGTCCTGATCCATCACAGATTACGCCGAGGAATAAGAATTCAGACGGGTAGCTCCTGTCTGGCGGAAGGTGGCTGAAAACACCGGAGCAAGCCAGTGACGGTAACAGCACGCGAATCTATGAAGGCCAAGGGTCAACTGACTGAGGCAGTGGATAGCGGTTCGAGTAGGGACATTGACACAACTGGCCCTGAAAGTTGCGGGTAAATAAAGTAAATCCCGCCCTTCCATTTTACACGATAGCAGCCTTCTTTCGAAGATGTTCACGGGAATAAACGCTGCTATTTCAGCCTCGATGGGAAACTATCGAGGCCTTTTTTGTAAATACTCTAAAGAAACCCTTGACATACAGCCGATATAGACTATCATAAGATGATGTGCAAGTGCTCGACAGGGGCAATCACCGCAGCCGAAGTGCTCCAACTGTATGAGGGCTACTACCCGACGACGACCCTGTCCATAAGCCCGAAACAGCCGGGTTCTACGCATATCAAGAGTATGGTGTTGGGATTATAGACAGTAGATGTATTCTGAAAGCGGAATTCTAAAATGGACGACCCTAGACATATAGACCTATTGGTTAAACTGTGTAGCTCCCTCGTTGGAACCTTCTGGTTTATCTGTTTTGTCAACGGTCTTACTAACAAATCTGTCAAACCCCTAAAGATCCCAGAGCGTTTTGATCTAGGGTACATAGACGACCCTCCTGAAGCACCACCTGTAGTTGCTGTTGAGCTACCCAAAGTCAAGAAGAAAAAGAAGAAGAAGAAAAAGAAGAAGGGCAAGAACGCCTCACCTAAGGCTAAACCCATCCCACTTCCTGAGCGTCAGAAGCATCCAGCTTATAATGACTGTGTGGATGCCCTAGTGGGACTCGGAGAAAGACGCAGAACAGCGAAACGCACCGTAAATAAGTTTCTGACCGAAAAGCCACAGACAAAAACTGTAGAGGAATTTGTAAGAGAGGTGTTTAAATGAAAATTGTGATTGACACAGACATATGATCAGGATTATTTTATACTACTCTGTAAGGACGTATCTAAATGCAATTAAATTTAACGGGACCGATTAATCAATTGGGATATGGGATTACTTGTCTCAATATCCTCAAGGCACTTTGGAATCGTGGTGTTGAAGTATCCCTGTATCCTATCTCTGGCCCTGAGAGCATTAGCGTTTCCTGTCAAGAAGACCATACGATAGTACAGAGATCTCTTGACCTAGCCAAAAACGGGTACAACCCAGAAGCCGCCTCAGTGCGTCTGTGGCACCAGTTTGACCTAGCCCAACACGTTGGTCGCGGAAAACACATAGGGTTCCCTATCTTCGAGCTAGACACCTTCACGAAGCAGGAATTACATCAAATGCGGTCCTGCGATGAACTGATGGTATGCTCAGAGTGGGCCAAGGGTGTTATTCAGTATCATGGACTGGGTAATAACATTCACGTAGTACCTCTGGGTGTAGACACATCTATCTTTTTACCCACTAACCCGTCAATGACTCAGCAACACCCTAAAAATAAGACGGTTTTCTTTAACTGTGGGAAATGGGAGGTGCGTAAAGGGCACGATATCCTGATTCGAGCCTTCAGGTTGGCCTACGAGCAGAATCCCAATATCGAGCTAAGAATGATGTGCCACAACCCATTCAACACTACTGGGGAGGATGAGAGGTGGGAATCTCTGTACTCTCACCCCGGAGTAAAACTTATTCCGAGGGCTGAGACACAGGGAGGTGTGTATAATATGATGGCGGAAGCGGACTGTGGAGTCTTTCCTTCTCGTGGAGAAGGTTGGAATCTGGAGCTACTGGAGATGATGTCAGTAGGTAGACACGTAATTGCCACCGACTATTCTGCTCATACAGAGTTTTGCAATGCTGATAACTGTACAGCTATAAACATCGAGAACACCGAACCGGCTTACGACAACAAGTGGTTCTTTGGACAAGGAAAATGGGCAAAAATTGATGAAAATACTATACGAGATCTTTCGGACGCTATGCTGGCCTTTGCAGCTAATTACAAGGGGGAAATCTCAGAAGCCGGGATCTCCACCGCCAGCGAATTCACTTGGAGAAACACCGCAGACAAAATCGTCGAAGGAGTCCTTTGGGAATAAGGGTCGTCCTGCGTGCGTCTGCTACAGCGTGGATGAGGATGGTGAGATAGTCATAGACGTTGGGATGGATGACTACTCTCCAGAAACTATGGAGAAGTTCGCCCTACTAATCGCCTCTATTCCAACGACGGCTTTTCAGGTACAGTCTATGCAGATCCTGCAAACGAATTTCGAAAGAGACTCAAAATTGGATGAATTCAGTACATTTGTCAAATCAGTCATACTTAAATCGACTATCCTTGAGGATGGCGGTCAATACATACAGGGAGAAGAGGAAGGCTTAACAAAAAGGAAATCTGGAGATACTCCAGTAATTAAACCTACAGACCTTTTTTAAGGGCACTACCATGAAAACAAATAACAAAGTGGGTTGGCAAAAATACGAAGATTTACTACAAAGTCAGCTTGAGTCTCCACTGTTAGACATGTTACACAGACAAGAGGGAGCGGTAGAAGACTCTGAAGAAGAAGGCGTGCCTTATCAGGATGAACAAGATAGGAAAGAGGACCAACTGCTCATTCCTATTAACGAGCGGCTAATGGAGAATATCTCTATAGCATCAAATTTTAACTGCTGGATGGGACACACCAACTTCAGCATAACGGAGGAGATAAGGGACACACTGAGCGAAACTAGCGGCGTGGAAGTTTTAAAAATCTGTAGTAGATATAGGTTTTTTGTTGGGATTGGAAGAATGTTCGACTTCGGCGAAGTCAGAGCAGAGATTGAACAAACTATTACAAGTAAAGGAAAAACACATGAACAAGAAAATCCAGAAGTACCTGAATGACGAAGACGTAATGAACATCGCATACAGTGCGGCGTCATCTTTTGCTACGGTTTTGTCACAGGATGAGATCCAAAGTTGTATTTTAAACGCACTGTGGAGGGCGTCAGAACGGTACAATAAGCGTAATGGGACCAAATTCACTTCCTACCTACATACGGGTGTGGTGTACGAGTGTCTCAGCCAAAGAAAGTTCAATAAATCCAAAAAAGCCGCTGTTCTTCATGAAAACATTGAAGATAAGCACGATCCGGTCGCTCAAATTGACATGTTGGACACCATTTCGGCAACATGTGAAGATCCGTCACTTATAATGGATAGGTTCTATAACAACATGACGATCAAGGAATTGGCGGAAGATAGGCAAGTTTGTGGCGAGACTATTCGTGTTAGACTTCAGAAAAATCTGGAAAAACTGAAAGTTTCGCTTTTAAAAAGTGTATAATATCACAGGAATTGGAATTACAGTCGGACACGGACAAATCTAAAACTTTTCATTTTTACTTACAGGAGATTTAATGTGGCTACTGTAGCTCCAAGTGGTGCTGGCGACCAGCCAGCCGTTGAAAATCGTGATGGTGGAACTGTTGTACACGGCGGAACTCCCGCCTCAGACAGTCCTGTTAACAACAACCTTGTTCTTTCCGTACTAGCTGACGACGTAGGTCAAAGCTATGGTTCTAAGGTAATTGCACAAGATGGTACAGGATCTCAATATACTGACAAAGTTGGTATTTCTGGTGCTGTTCCCGGTGCTATAACAGAAGGTACTACTCAGCTTGGTTATCAGGCTGGTGCCACTGAGTGGGTTGTTCAAGGTGGTAATGTAACAACTACCTTGGGTGGTGTAGCTAACACACTGCTGATTGGTGGTGCTGCTGATGTACACGGTGCTGATCCTTCCAGAGGATCTACTATGCAGGCTTCAGGTACACACCTGTATGGCACTGTAGATATAGACGTTTTAGCTGCACCAGCGTCTGGTTACAACTCGTTTGTAACTAAGAGCGGTAATACCGGTGTTGCTTCTGACTTTGTCCGCCCAAGCGGTGCTGGAAATGAGGCTTCTGCCGACGCTGCCGCAAACACAACCCGTGCTATTCCGGGTGAGTTGACGTATATGTTTGGTGGCAAAAATCCTCAGAGTGACGACTACAAGGCACAAGACTCTTACGAATCCTAAGATGGCTCGTTCGTAGGAGTCATTATGAACATCACCATAGACGAAATTGTAGCCATCGCATCTCTGGTGGGTGCGATTGGCTCTGCTATCATTTTTCTGTGGCGTTTCTTCAAAGTTACTCGTGTTTGGTTTAAAGACCAGAAAGAAATCAAGAATAGTATCTTAGAAATCAAATCCGAAGTCAGTTACAACGGAGGTGGTTCTATTAAAGATATGGTATTGAAACTTTCTAACACCTGTGATCGCATGGAAGTACGCCAAACAGTTATTGATCAACGTTCGAAGATAGCGTTGCATTATCAGGATAGGTGTCTCTTTGAGACTGACAGGGAAGGAAATCTAATCTGGGCTAATGAAAATTTCTACCAACAGACTGTTGGTCAGGGCGACATTAGCGGTGGATTAGACTGGGTTACGGTTGTAGACGACGAAGAAAGAGGGAATTTCTTAGACGAACTTAGTTCCTGCTTAATGATGAGCAGAAGAATTGATATCGAAACCGTATCTGTAGATAAAAGGAAACTTCGCTTCATTGGACACCCTTATCGATTAGATGATGGTCAACATGAAGGATTTCTAATTCACATCAAGATACAGGAGTAACAAATGGGATCTAAAAAGTTCAAACTTGATATTTCCGACCTAAGTAATTTGGGTAAAAACGCACTACTTGTTGGCGGTGCTGCCGCTGTAACTTACGTAATGCAAAACCTTGGCGAACTAGACTTGGGCAATATGGGTGCTCTTGTAGTACCTGTCATTGCTCTAGCTCTTGACACTGTTATTAAGTGGATGAAAAATAACACTGACGACAAGGAGTAGTTATGAGGGAGTTTGATACACCACGTTCTCTCTTAAACGCTTATCGTGATGGTTTTGAGGGGAGCATATGTGACCCTAAAGAGACTGCAGAGCTACTTGGTAAGTTAAAGACTCCCTTATTTGGTCCAGCAGCTTTCGGGTTGTGTGGCTCGGGGGAGGGGAAACTCTCCCTTCCCTTTAAGTCATTACTCAAATTTGATCCGGGTTTTGGACCCGCCGAAAAACAAACGACCGGCGACTGTGTTAGCCACGCTACACGAAACGCTTTGGATATCAGTCGTGCTGTTGAAATCCACGTAAAGGGAGAATCAGAGTCTTTTGAGGCACGAGGTGCTACAGAGGGTATCTATCAATCACGAAGTCATAGCGGCCAGGGGATGACCTGTTCCGGTGCGGCCAGATACGTGAACAGTAAGGGAGGTATTCTACTCCGTAAGAACTACGGTAAAGTAGACCTATCAACCTACAATTCCAGTCTAGGTGCAAGAAAACGCATCCCAGCGTCTATCTATACGACTGAGGCAAAGAAGCACCAAGTCAAGACGATCAGTATGGTTACGACCGTTCAGGAGGCACGAGACGCCCTCTCTAACGGGTATGCCCTCTCTGTATGCTCTGGTTACGGTTTTTCTTCTAGGAGAGACGCCAAGGGCATAGCAAAGAGATCTAGTGGCTGGTCACACGCTATGGCGTGGATTGCTTGTGATGACACGAACGACAGGTTCAATGAAACACTATTCCTTGTACAAAACAGTTGGGGTAGATGGAATTCCGGTCCTAAGGTGCATGGACAGCCTGATGGTAGCTTCTGGATTCGCGAAAAGGACGCAAGAGGAATGCTGGCTAGTCAGGGGTCTTGGGTCTTTAGTAACGTAGACGGTTTCCCTGCCAGGGATTTACTAGACTACGGTACTTCAACATATTTGTAGGGTATAAAATGAAAAACTTACTTTTTGCTACATTATTAGTATTTACTTCATCCTCATCAGGATCATGGGCTTATAGACCATACGTGGTAGTAAACTTAGCTAAAGCTATTATGACCTCAGGAGATTCTCCAGAAGCCCCAGTAAACGACCTTTGTGATGGAACTGGATGGATCACTCATGGTGACGGTCACAAGACGGAGTGCCCCGGTTGTCCAGCTTGTAAGAATAAAGCCCCGGAACCCATCGCAAAAAAGTGCCAGTGCGGTTGCAAGAAGTCAAATTGCAACTGCGTCAAGGGTCAAAACGCCCAAACAAACGGACGGTTCGGAGGAGTTGCCCTACTAGACGAGGCTGACCGAAATAACATTATGGTTTACCATATGGGTGCCAGTTGGTGCCATCCGTGTATAGATATGCAGAAAAAAACATGGGCAAATCCAGAATTAGAGAAGTTTTTGCTTGACAATCGGATAACACTTTATATAATGGATGAAGACGACGAAGAAAAGGACTATTCGAAATTCTTCAAGTACTATAAGATTGGTGCCTACCCAACCATGTTGGTCGTGGCGAGAGACGATTTGAATAGCCCAGTGAAAAGAGTTGAGGGTTTTCAGACGCACCAAGAAGTACTTTCCATTTTAAAGGCTGAAATTGATGAATGACGACAAGCTGACAGAATTGGCAGCACGTGTGTTAGTTTACGCTAAGTCAGAGGATAAAAACTTTGGCGTAGATCCTATGATACTGATCACAATATTCAAGATCATATTTACGTTAATAAGACTTCTATATCGATGTGGGAGCAACGAGGAATCCATCAAGAGTTCTATCAAGCGTCCGGGATTCATAGCTAGATTTGTCATGAAAAGAGTTATTGCTAAAAGATTACCTTTCAGAGAAAGAAAAGCCGCCTTCAACGCATTACTCAATGTTTCAGAAAAACTTTCCGAAAAAGAACTAACCGAAGCGATTAGTTCTTACCACTCATTTAAGAAAAACCTATAGGGGGACAGTGTAGTGACGGCATTTCAGATGATCATAGTTGGTCTAGGAGTACTACTTGGAGGTAGCACATTTTGGGGGCAGATTAAGGGTATCTCGCCTAAAATCTTAAAGCGGGTCAAGGACGAGAAAAAAGAAGATGTTCCTACGTCGGAAAAGAATGACCATCCAGAGGTATGCCCTGAAGATTCATTATGCACTGTAGTGTCACGCTGGGAGGATCTCAGAAACCAACTTGTTAATCGCGGGTTGACGGAAGCTATCTCTGAGTTGGACAAGATCTTCCCACTATTTGTTGTCAAGGATGGGGCTGGGCATACTGACGTTGGGGGCCTTCGTGGCAGTATTACAGACACGAGCAGTAAAGATGTTCAAGGAAATGTGGAACTATGAACAAAAAAACAAGACTTATCGCCGCCTTCATTTTAGTACTTACAGGTCTCTTTGGGGAACAATTAGTTCAGTGGGCAAAGGATAACGTAGACTTTACCCCAAACACGCCAGACGTAGTTGTCGTAGACGAACCGTCCGATTTATACCAGAAGATGGTTAAAAACGTTGTAGACATTGATATTAGCAAAGAGCATTCATCTGTACTCAGACCCTTCTTCGTTGAGATGGCAAGCGTTATCGAGACTGACCCCGGCTTCTTAAAGAGCACCGGTCAGTTCCGTGAATTCAATATCATGGCTGGTGCGATGAACTTTGCTGGTCAAGATATCAAGGGCATCTACCCAGATCTAGGTGAAGCTATCGATAAAGCAGTGATTTCTGCTATCGGTAAAGAAAATATACCATTAGATGGTGACCGCCGTGAACGACTTGTGAAGATCCTAACCGCTATTTCGTGGGGTACAAGTCAATGACAATAACAGGTCGCCTTGTTGACACAGTACTTGAACATCTAGGTGTGACAAAAGAACAAGTCGAAAGGGTTAAAACCATCATTGACATGGTTGAGTTCAAAGTGGAAGACGGCAAGAAGATTGCCACCATACAGCTTGGAGAGGGAATCGAAGTGACAATTGTTCAGCCTGACAAACCTCTCGACTAAGAAGTAGATTCAATTTCATAGTCCTCTTGCGGCTTTTATGCTGCGAGGGGACTTTTTTTGTACTTTTCTATTGACAATACGGGGTCTGAGGGATATAATAGAGTGATCCTCCCGGATGGTCCGCACAGAGCTATGGAGAGAAAGAAATAACCGAAGAACAAATAGATCAAGGGGAACAAATCAGGAAGGGTATCAATGATTTTGCAGACGAAAACAACTAACGGGAGAAAATACCGTGGATAGAAGAACATTTAACAAAGCGTTGAGCGGGTTATTTGCTGGGGCTTTACTTCCTATTAGTGAGCCTCTGGTAGCTACCGTAGTGGGGACGGCTGCTCCAAGTCACTTTGGGCTTACTCATTTTGGGCTGACTACCAGCTTTACGTTAGACCCTATAATGGGGAATGGAAAGTTAGAACCTTTCATAGATATAGATGAAGAACCCATAATAGAGGGTGAGTTTGCTTTTTATACAGATGAAGAGAGGACAGAAGAAAAGACGGTTTTCTTCGAGGGTAAGAGTAAGAAATGGGATGTGGTCGCTGACCCAAAACCGGAACCTAACGATCAGACCAATGTCTTAGAGGGCGAGGGTCAGCAGGGACGTGTAATAGAAGACAATTCTCATTCTCCATCTGGCGTTTTCATACTTTACGTACAGAGAGTGTACTATGAGATGAAATCCGTAGAAGTGTTCCTCCCAAACGACGGTGATCAAGTTAACCTTACGGATATCCAAAAGGGTAAGCGGTATGATATTGTCCTTAAATTTTCAACGGACAGTGAAACGGGTAGCGTAACCATGCGGGACGCCTCAATCAAAGACATAGTAATAGTACCAGTATTACTTTGGTAATGAGTGACAATGAAAACAATTTTCAATCTTAAACATGTGGACCCTATGAGTCAACCCTTATTCCTAGGGAAAGACCTTGGTGTTCAGCGTTACGATGTTCTTCACCAGTATATTGATTGGTTGTGTATGTCACGCCGTAAGAATATTGGCCTGCCATACGACAACGTTGGCAAAAACCCTATTGCTGGTTGGACTGAGCCTTGGATGAGTAGCGAATCTGTACAGGTCGCCCCTCAGGAACATGAGATCACCAGTTACAAAATTGGTGCTAGTAAGAACGATTTGGAAGACATGGACTTTGGAGATATGAAACTATGACAGAGCAGCACGCGGATCAGACGGCGAGAATGGCCCAGTTGACTGGATGGCAAGCAGGAACCTTTGATATACCTATGTCTGGTGTATGTGAGGCGGGAGTAGATGAACATGGTAATAATTTCTACGTTACCAGTGTTATCGCAAATAGGGATGGTCTATTTCGCGGGGCGAAGGCACGATTAATGGATAACTATGAGTTACCTATTCAATATACTACTAACAAGTACCGCCTCGCGGCGTTGATTGATGATGTCATTGGGTGGCACCATGACCGAAACCTAATAGACGGTAGCACAGATAAGGACCAAACCCTAAAACTCGCTCAAGAGTTAGGTGAGCTATCCGACAGCGTGTGTAAGGGTAAGGATATCAGGGATGATATTGGGGATATGTTAGTCGTTATGCTGAATATTACTGAGAGAAACAATATCTCTCTCGAAGACTGTCTTGCAAAAGCATGGGAAGACATTAAAGACCGTAAAGGCAAAATGATCGACGGAATCTTCGTCAAAGAATCTGATCTATAAGGGGTCACATGAGAAAATCTAAAAAGGGGAAGCAACCTAAACTTGTTGCCCTTGAAGCTAAAACATTTAATCAGAAAGATTACATCCGAGCTATCATTGAGCATGACATAATCATCTGTTCCGGACCATCTGGGTCTGGGAAGTCTTTTATAGCCGCCGGTATAGCGGCACACCAACTGCATAAGGGCGAAACCGCACAGGTCATTGTTACGAGACCCCTTGTTAGTACCGGCAAGGAAATTGGTTCTTTGCCGGGAGAGATGAATGAAAAGATCGCACCGTATCTACTGCCAATGGAAGAGAATCTGAAGCATTTTCTTGGTCAGGCATTCTACGGTCACTACTCAAACGATGGTGCTATTCAATATCGCCCCCTGGAACTCATGCGTGGAGCAACTTTCCATGACACATATATGATTCTGGACGAGGCTCAGAACTGTACACTTGAGCAAATCAAAATGTTTATCACTCGTATGGGACAGAATTCTAAAGTACTCATTAACGGTGACACCCATCAGGATGACTTATGTGGTAGAAGCGGTCTACAGTCCGTTATTGATAAGATAGGCGGTATTGATAGATGTGCTATTTGTGAATTAACATATAGAGATATTCAGCGTAATGGTATCTTAGGTGAAGTGATTCAAGCGTTGGAGAGTTGAATGCCAGACTACGACTATGAGTGCTCAGGGTGTGAGCATTTCCTTGAGGATGTTACACAGGGGATGACCGATCTACCACTAGAGATATGTCCAGCGTGTGGGGAACCAGCGTTGTCTAGAGTTATTTCCGGTGGATTGGGATTTCAGGTAAAGAAAGTGGAGACCGTTGGTCAGTTAGCCGCTAAGAATACTAAGGCTAACAAAACCAGAATAGCTGAAGCGGCTGCCAAGAAGCGTGAGGAAACTCCGGAAGAACCCAAGACTTGGGTGGACAAACATGGCGGTGACGCCACCAGTAAGGAGATTAATAAGATGTCTCCTAATCAAAAACTACGCTACGTTATGGAAGGTAAGAAATGACAGAAAAACCACAGATGCGTTATGTAAACAAGCCATTCGCTATTTCAGATACGCGAAAAGAAGAACTGTTCGACAGAACTGGATCTCTAGTAGGTGAAGAAAACAAGCATAAGGTACCGCACTATGCTAAGACGATTTCTAACACTGAGGCGGGGGGTGCTATGGTTTACTACGTCCTGACACACACGGGAACACTGCTCGACCCCATGGGGCCGTACAGTAAGAGACAACGTAATCTTGATACCAAAATGAAGAGAGTTTCCAAGAATACGTTCGATTTGTACTTGACTTACCTCAAGACTAACAATTCTATTTACCTGACAAAGGCACAAAGGGGATTTTTGAATGACTAAGAAGGGACCGCTCAGTAAGGCAGAAAAATTCTACATTGAGAATCATGTAGATTTAGGAGTAAAGGAACTGTGTAAGGATTTAGACCGATCACAAATTGCAATCAAAAAGTTTATCAGTACACTACCTAAGAATAATACCGTTCCCACAAAGGTTGAGGGTAAAGGTAGAGTGTTCGATCAGTTCGCCAGAAACGATGCGGGTGGGGCTACGGTCATGACGCCGAATGCGGCGGAAATGGCTGATGGCATGAGGAAGGATCCGGTTCAAACACCTCGGTCCAGCAAATGTACCACCACTGTTAGATAAGGGAAATCATGGATAATCAAAGATGGGCACAATTTTATCGCAGTAAGAAGAGTAACACTAAGTATGTTTTCATTAAGGTGATGACTACTAATGGTGAACACTTTTTCTGCCAAGACTACGATGAGTGGTTTGACGTAAAGGAATACTGTGAAAAGAATTCCGTCTTTATTCAGGATTTACACTTGCAATTTCGCTCTAACCGAACTATAATAGATGTGGCAGAAGCTGACGCTATTTATGTTGTGAGGTCGGTTTTGGGTACTATGGGTCAGAAAACGAAACACTATCTTACTATTGGCGTACTGTCTGACGGTAAGATGATGAAGCGTATGTATATTGTACCAGAGTTGATCAAGGAAAAAGAGTACGAAGACACATTAGACAACTGTTTCGACGAGGCTTTGATCTACAATGAAAAAACGAAAAAGAACAGACAAGAGCAGGTATAAACATGAATCAACAGGTGGCCACTGTACCTGTGCGGCCTACGTGGCTGAGATTATGTGTAAGAAAAACGCGGAGAACAAGAATGAGGGTTCACTGCCACATAAGTTTTGGAATAGAAAACCGTGGGACTGGACTTTCAAACGTCAATTGTTCAGGGCTAACCAGCTAATCAAGAAGTTTAGCGAAGCCGGTATTGTCAAAGCTATTACTTCCAATGAATTCCGAAAGATATTCTCTCTTAACCATCCTAGTGCGGAGAGGATAATTGGCAAGTATCACCTGATAGCGAAGGAACAGAGTGAGGCAGAAAAACAAGAAGTTGTGTACAAAGAAAATCCAACAGTACGCAAGAAGACATACGGCAAGAAAAACATCCTACAAAAGTTAAGGAATATCGAGAATGGCAAAAAAAACAGCGAAGAAGGGCAAGATTAAGGAAACTGGTGACGTACTGGTCGACAGTATTACTAAGAAATATGGTGATATTATTGAATCTGGAACTGAGGTTCTGGAAACACTGGAGAAATTTGATGTTATCAGCGTGTCTCCCGCACTAGATCTTGCTCTTGGAGGAGGCTTGAGAGAAGGACAGTGTGTCAATATCACGGGAGATCCCAAGACCGGGAAAACGACAACAGCCCTGTACTTCGCGGCTAAAGCACAAAAACTAGGTAAGAAGGTGTTCTACCTAAACACTGAGGGTCGGATGACCAAAGAGAACTTCACAGGTATCAAAGATCTGGATGTTGACGCTATTAGCATCGTACAGGCTACAGACAAAGAACCCAAGGTGTCCGCTGAGACGTACCTGAACGCACTGGAAACCCTGATTAAGCAAGAGCCGGGTTTGGTGTGTATCATTGATTCAGCTTCAAACATGGTTCCTCAGGATGAGTTAAACGGTGAGATTCGCACAGGTGTACGAAACGCTTTACCGAGACTGCTGTCCATGTTCTTTAAGCGTGTAAGCGGCGATGTATCTCGTATGAAGTCTATCGTGATTTTTATCACCCATAACATTGCTAACACTGGTGGTAGCCGTTTTGCCCCAAAGAAAATGGCTGACTCTGGTAATATGTTACAGTATCAAGTTGGTACAAATATGGTGATTACTCATCGTGGCAAGTGGGAAGTACCAAAAGATTCTGGCAATCACGTCGGCCAAGTAGCCAACTGGAAGATCCTTACGTCTGCCGCTGGAGGCATCCCAAACAGCCTCGCAGAGAGTTGGATCAAGTATGGGGTCGGGGTTGATGAGGCACAGGAGATCTGTCACATAGCTACGCAGTTCGCTCTTATATCCGTCAAGGGTGCTTGGTACACCGCTGGGTGCTTCATTGACAACAAAGACGACCCAATCATCCAGAAGTATCTCAAGGTCAACGAGGTGAACCCAGAGGATGCTGATGCGGTAACGAAGGCGTTCAAGTTTCAGGGTATGAGCAATGTTTCAGATTTCATTGCTGAAAATCAAGATCTACAAGACTTCCTTATTCAACAAGTGAGAGATATCCTAATATGAAAGTAACCGGACTGAATGGTCTGGAATACAATCTGGATCTCAAGGAATATTCCAAGCAGAGAGCTAAGTGTTCTAAGTATCATCGAGCCGCTAGGGAAATACTTGGAGAAAAGTTTAAGGGTTATTCAGTCTACGAAGAGGTAAAGTTGCCGGGAACGGTCAATCCCGCCTTAAAATCTGTTTTATACCTTGACTTCTACATTCCGAACGCTAAAATAGGCGTAGAGGTTCATGGTCAACAGCACTTTGAATTCACCCCGTTCTTTCACAAAACGAAGGCTGGCTTTCTTTTCTCTCAAATGAGGGATCGTAACAAGGCTGATTGGTGTGAGATAAACGAGATTGAACTAATCGTTTTCAACTACAGTGACCCCGAAGAATATTGGAGAAAGCAAATTGAGTGCTGCTGCTGACAGACTTAAAGAGTTCATCAGGAGAATTGATGAGTATATCACGCTGAAGAATGCCGCACCAACAGTATTCAAAGCTGATTTTGCTATGGCGGAAACTTTTGACTTAGCGACCCTAGACACGTTAACTCAAGACGAATGTTTCAACTACGCTTTTATGCTCTACCAATACGCCGACCATATTGCTGGTGAGCGTGCTGGTCAGCAAAATGTCGCCAGATGGTGTGCCTCAACGTTAAATAGCATATACTCTCAAGAATTTGATAGTCAAACTATTGCAAAGCATGAGATTAAGGTTGGCAGGGTACTCAGAGAGAACGAATTGGCTAAAAAAATCTATGACTGGAAGGAAGTCGCGGACTCCAGACTAGCGAAGTTAGAAAACCGTGAGCACAACATACGCAGGAAAGCTGATATCCTGATTGAAAAAGGAAGACGAAAATGAGTGTAGATATTCTCAAAGCGTTGTTTGAGTCGTTGTCCCCAGAAGAAAAACAAGAGATCTTGTCGCAACTACTGGATAAAAACCCCTTAGAAGATATACCCGCACACCCCAAGGCCGTCATAGACAAGCCTAAGACGCGAGGGTCAGTCGTTAATGAAGACTTCTCTGTTACTCCACCCGGTGATCAGAGGGGTCATAGAACACCCGTGAAGGCTAAGAGTAACCAGTGGACTGACGAGGGAGAGAATCGAGACGAGAACTTTGACCCCACTAAGTATGAAAAGGTGGCACGCTCACGGCCAGCACCTGACGTGGTAGAGGTTGAGTGTCATGTGTGTAAGAAATCGTTCATCGCACACGGTAGTACGCTGTTTGGTTCATTCCCCCGCTGCGGTCGTTGCATAGGAAGTTAGTTTAGCATGGATCAGAAACTCTCAGACATTGGTGCTGAACGAGCCGTCTTGGCAGGACTGTTTAGCTATGGACTGGACGCATATGTAGAAATCAACGATGTTATTGATCACGGTAGCTTTGCTCATCAGAACAATCAGGTTATCTACAAGTGTATTGAGAAGGTCTTGCAGAACGAGGCCGTAGTAGACGTGCCAGCCATCCTGTCTGCCGCACAACAACTCAACCTATCTGATGTTATCAACACAGATCAGGAGTTAGAATACATTGGTTCCTTGATGGAGTTTCCCGTTAAGCAGGACAATGTTCTTTTCTTCGCGGCACAGATTAAGAAGTTTGAGTTTGCCCGAAGTGCCAAACGTATTGCCAAGAAGATTGAGAGGGGTATTGACGATATCAATGGGGACGAATCCATTGATGATATCATTGGTCTGGTTGAGAATCCTCTTATGGAATTCTTACGTGACGATGAGAACGGTCAAAAGCCAGAACAGCTTGGCGATGGTGCCGATGACTACCTACAATTCTTGATAGAGAATAAGTGTGACCAAATTGGTCTGACCTCTGGATATCCTAGGTATGACGCGGTTATCGGAGGTGGACTAAGACGCAAGTGTATCGATATCGTCTCCGCACGTCCCGGTGTTGGTAAGTCTGTATTTGCTGACAATGTGTCTCTCCACAATGCTCGTAACGGTATTCCAGTGCTAATGTTGGATACTGAGATGAGTAAAGAAGATCATATGAACAGGCTGGCCGCTCATATTAGTGGTGTACCTATTAACGAGATTGCGACTGGGCAGTTCTCAGTAAATGAGGAAAAGTACCTCGCCGTCAAAGCGGCATTCGAAGAAATCAAGTCTTTGCCGTACACCTACGTTGGTGTTGCTGGTGCTCCATTTGAGACCATTGTGAATACTATCAAACGCTGGATTCTACGAGAGGTTGGACAGGATGAGGAGGGTCGTACTAACGACTGCTTGGTGGTATACGATTATCTCAAACTCATGTCTTCCTCTGGTATTTCCAATAATATGCAAGAATATCAGGCACTAGGGTTTCAGATTACTACTCTACACAACCTCTCTGTTAAGTATGATTTCGCCTGTCTATCATTTATTCAGTTGAACCGTGACGGCATCACTAGGGAAGACACGTCGGTGGCGGCTGGGTCAGATCGCATCATCTGGCTTTGCACCTCATTTGCTATCTTTAAGCCAAAGGCCCAAGAGGAAATAGCCGAAGATGGTCCTCAGGGCGGAACCCACAAGGCTGTCGTTAAGAAAGCTAGACACGGTGGTGGATTGGTGGACGGCAACTACATCAACTTCAGCATGGACGGTGCTCACGCTAGAATCACAGAAATCAGTACTAGAGATGAGGCTAGAACTAACCCCAATGGTGCTCTAGAGGGTGCCAATCAACCTATTGAGGAAGACGATGAATAATGGACTAGGAAGATCAAGTACGTTTCCTGAGAGATAAAAAGGAGGGAGAATTGATGACTAGAACAGCACTGGTTGTCACGACACTTGTAATCACCCTTGGGTTATATGACCTGTACGCGGTCGCCATAGGTGGGGTAGAGTTGAGTGTCAGTCGGTTTATGCAGAATTCGGCTTTTGAGGCACCTTTTGTAACCTTTACAGTTGGGTTTATTTGCGGACATATTTTTGGCTACATGCCACCACAGACGAGGGGGAAAGATGAACGAAACATTAATAGATGACGTACTTGGGGGTGCGATTAACGTAGACCACAAAGGCACTAAGAGATGGAGGTATGTGGCTGATGGTCTAGTACAATATATGGCTCAGGATGAGTTTGCGGACTTTTTCAACGACGTAATAAACAAAGTACAAGAAGCGGCAAATAGTTGGAGAGATGAATGTCAATCTACGCAATAGCCGCTGCCTCATTCCTATGCCTGATTTGTGCTGAGATAACTTCCGACATGGTGATTATCCACACGCTTTAACGTGGTTTTCCTACGCACTAGCAAATACAGGGTTGCTCTGGTATGAATACAACAAACACGTCGGATAAGAGATTAAACCTAGAGAAGGTCAAGGATATTATCTTCGACGATGTTTACAAGTTGTTAGATAACTTCAACTTAAAGTATGATCAGGATGGCGACAACATCTTCATGTGCTGCCCTATCCACGAAGGCAGCGACAACCGTAACGGATGCTCAATCTCTCCCAAGTTCAAGGTTTGGAAGTGTTGGACTCGTGGGTGTCACGATCATTATGGTAGTGATATCTTTGGCTTTATTAAGGGTCTTCTGGACACAGACTCTTTTGGTGATGTTCTGAGGGTTATTTCTCAGATCTATAACATAAATGATGCTCAGGGTTTTGAGTCTAAGCAGGTTAGGTTCCACCACCTTACCAATTTGAACAAGATCTTCAATAAGCCCTCTCAGACCCTCACAGAGAGCACGTTCGATAAAGTTAGCACTTGCGGTCGCTCACCCTATTTCGAGGCTCGTGGGTTCAAGCCAGAGACCCTCAAGGTGTTTGGAGTGGAAGACTGTGACGACAAACGTTCGCCCATGAAGTTTCGCTCCATAATCCCTATCTATTTCAAGAGAAAACAGATGGGATACATCGCCAGATCCACAGAGCAGTGGTTACAGCCTAAGTACTTGTTTTCAAGTGGTCTTAGGAAGACTGACTATTGCTATAACTGGGACCGTGCTATTGAGCGTGCGTTGGAAACCCGAACCCTTTTCATTGTAGAGGGTCAGGGTGACGTATGGAAAATGTTTGAGGCTGGCGTTGTAAATTGCGTCGGGCTGTTTGGCAAGTCGGTATCAGAGCAGCAGAAGAGGCTGTTGCTGACCAGCGGGATTACCAATCTCGTAATCCTCACAGATAACGACTCAGCGGGCAGAGAAGGTAAGATCAAGATCAAGAGAGATTTCGGTCGTTTATTCACACTCACCTTTCCGCAGATGCACTCCAAAGACTTGGGGAACTTATTTGTGGAGAACATTCAAGACAACATTCTATCAGGACTAAGGGGATTGTATTAATGAAGGTTATTGGTATCTCAGGTAGGAAGCAGGCTGGTAAGAACACAACTGCTAATATCCTCAATGGTCTGGTTCTCCAGAAATATGGGTTGGCAGAAGATTGGAATATTGGGGCTGAGGGAGACCTTAACGTTCTAACCCACGACACCTTCGGAAATTTGGGGTGGGGCGGTTTTGACATTACCCGCAAGGACAGGGAATTCGTAGAGTACGCAGAGTTGAATCTGTGGCCCTATGTGAAGCTGTACAGTTTCGCTGATAGTCTCAAGCAAATGTGTGTTGAGCTATTTGAGATTCCTCATGGATGCGTTTGGGGAACTGACGACCAGAAGAATACTCTTCAGGAGCATCTTCTTTGGGAGAATATGCTGGGGGTTATCGTGCCTCAGGAGGCTAATTTTCTGTTTAATGAAACGTCTGGTGGTTACAACTGCGTTGACATGTTAACTCCTAGTGTTACTGATGAGGAGTTTATCAAGCGTAAGTTCGAAGGTATACTATCGTTTGACGATGGGTTATTTTTAATTCACAAACCCGGCCCAATGACCGCCAGAGAATTCATGCAGTTCCTCGGAACTGACGTGATGCGTAAGATGTACGGTCCTATTTGGATCAACTCCTGTATTAAGAGAATTCAACAAGAACAATCAGAACTTGCCATCATTGCGGATATCCGTTTCCCCAATGAGGCAGAAGCAATAACAAAAATCGGTGGAGACCTGTGGAGGTTGAACCGAGTCCCCTTTAGCGACGACAAGCACTCAAGCGAAACGGCGTTAGATGATTACCCATTCAAGACCGTTATTGACAACGCTGACAAGAGTGTTGATCACCTTGTTGAGTCAGTCAAGCAATTATTTAGGAGATAATCTTGATCGTTACGTACATCAGGTCGAGCAGCTATACCAACTTTGACTACTGCCAAATGCAGTATTTCATCACTTACAACCTAGGCTGGCCGTCTAAGAGTAATAAGCGTGCCGACATGGGGACGATGGCCCACAAGGTTATGGAGATCCTTTCTGGGCTGAAGAAATTCCAACAGGACAAACCCAAGAACAAGTTTCTGGTAGTTGAAGATGATGCCTGCGGTAAAGTAAAAATTGATAAGAACAGATTGCTCACCGACGATCTTTTGGATGAGTTGTGTGAGTTAAGTTTTGAGTGTTATAAGTTAAAGATGACGGATCATAAGTGGTACCCGAGAGACCTGAAAGAAGTAAAGCGTTCCGTCTACATGTTCATTAGGCAGAACGGCGGTCAGTTCGACCCACGCCTCCGCAACATCCATCATCCTGAGCCTCACTTTGATATTCCTATTGAAGAAGACTGGGCAAAGTTTGAGTATGAGATTGATGGTAAAATGGTGAAGGGTCAGCTTGCTATCAAGGGCACCATTGACCTTGTGACTCTGGTTAATGACGAAACCATCGAGGTTATTGACTGGAAGACCGGGCGACGTATGAACTGGGCTACTGGGGAAGAAAAAGACTTCAAAAAGTTAAGTAGTGACCCTCAGTTGTTGCTCTACTTCTATGCTATCTCCAAGTTGTACCCAGACTATCTGAATCGGATCATGAGCATCTTCTTCTGCAAGGATACCGAGGGAGAAATGGACCCAAAACCCTTCAGTATGTGCTTCGATAAGAGCGATGAGGAGCGATTTCTGGGGATGCTCAAGAAGAGATTCGAGGAAATCAAGAAAAACACTAGTCCTAAGCTAATGGACCCCAGTCGTAGGTCTTTCAAATGTACGAGAATGTGCCACTATTGTAAGACTAATTGGGAGGGAACTGATGAAAATATGTGTCTATTTATAGAGAAACACATAAAAGAACACGGAATGGAAGAGACCGTCAAGAAATGTACCAGACCCGGATTTGACATAGGTTTTTACGAAAGTCCCGGATAGAATCTAATAAGTGTAAGACGGACTTTCTACAAAAAGAACGGTCGGACACCAATTCCTATAAGGTGATTATTAATGAATGATTTGTCCAAGTGTCAATGCTCTAGTCCGGGTTGGTGTAAGGTCTTTAAAAAAGAGATGGGTGTAATACCGCCTAACTGGAAGTGGTGCCAAGATACATCTCAAGCAGAGAGGGAAAAATATCTACGACCATCTAAGAGTAGGGGTGTGCTTAGTTTGAGTACGTCGGAACATAGAGTTAGCACTATTGATTTTTATGATGATATTCCAGAACCCAAAAGTACATTAGCTATATGCGTCATTCCAGCTAACGAGGCAGCTAGGAAACTACTCAGAGTAACACGTCAGAGAATCAAAGAATACGCACAAGAATGCGGTGCAGATTACATAGAGCTAACTGGAGATCAACATCCAGATTGGCCTATGGCTAACAAGTATAGAGTAAGACAAGTAACTTCTATATACGAAAAAACATTGTATTTAGATTGTGATATACTTGTATCTGATAAAGCACCAAATATCTTTGAGATAACACCAGATGATAAAATATCTGGCTTTGATGAATATCGCATCTGGTCGCAAAAAGATTACAGTTGGATTGAACGAGAGCAGGACATAATAATAAGAAAGACTCTAACAGACAAGCAGGCAGAAAAATTTTTAGATAATGGTAGAACAATTTACCCCAAGGTAATGATTAATGGGGGCGTTTTGGTTATACCAAAGTCTTGTGCAAAATACTACCAACAGCCCACAGATACATATCCTAAGCAGTGGTGCTTTGACCAGAATTATTTGACCCTTTTAGTTTATGGCGAAGATGTTTTTAACCCACTTGACTTCAAGTGGAACTGTCTATTCACTTGTGAAGATGGTTTCTGGTACAATTCCTCAGAGGCTTATTTTATACATGTAAATTCTTTGAGGGACCAAGAAACTAGAGAGGCCGTTCTGTCACAAATATCTTTAGGGGATTTTTGTCCAATAGAGCCTCAAAGGTATGAAAACTCTTACCAAAATATAGAGCCGATCTGGCAACCAAGCGATTTAAATAATCTAAAGTCGAACACTTTTAAATCAAACAAAATAGGTCTAATTCAAGGTGAAATAGCCCCCGGAGGTGCCCTTACGTGGATGAAACTTTTTGCACAATGTTTTAGTGATGATATTACTGGTATAGTACCACTGGCGAACCCTCCCCAGTTCCATAACCTTGAAACGGGTATGACGACTGGTTATTCTGAAGAAGAAATGGAAGAAGTTTATGTAAAATCTGATATTATCATCTATTGGGCATACTATTTAAATGAATCATTGCCAATGTTCATGAGAGATAATCCACTCAATAAGAAGATAATATACGTATCTCACTCTGGATTTAGACATAACCGACTGCACGATATATTAATTGATATTCTCAAACCAGACGTTAGTGTGTTTGTGGACAAGACTGTTGCAAAACATTATAACGGTATATGTATACCTCCACCAGTATTCTTCGATAAAGAATTAAAAAGAAGGCCGGTCCCAAAAAATATCCTGTGGCATCATAGGATAGAGAAATATAAGGGTGTCCAAGTCCTTGCCGATATTATTAACTGTTTACCAGATTTTAATTTCCATATAGCTGGTAGTTGGTTAGAGCAATACTTCGATCAAGAAGCAAGAGATTTGGTCAACCATAGGATTTTAAGTGACAGTATACAAAATGTGTTCTATTACGGGCACGTAGAAGATGTTTCACAATTATTCAAAACGTGCTCTTTATCTTTATCTACATCTTATGACGAATCTTTCGGTTTATCCGTAGCGGAAGGTATTGCACATGGTATACCAACAGTTTCTCACCCCGTTGGCGTAGGTATGTTTTCTGACTCCATTGTAAGATATAAATCTCACGCAACAGAGTGGGCCAAAGCGATAAGGTCGTGCGAGGAGACAACAAAAGAAGCAAAAAATAGAGACTACATTCGAGAAAATTTTTCTATTGAAAATTTCAAAGTAGAGTGGAACAAGATATTATGATTGTGAATATTGCTATGCCAGTACACAATACGAATGTTCTTTGGTTAAAAGAGGCGATCCAGAGTATTCAAAGCCAAACTTATAAACATTGGAAACTTATTATTGTAGATGATTGCAGTATCAACTTAGAGACAATTAAATTTCTTGAATCAATTGTTAGTCAAAATATTCAACTGGTCAGGACGGAGCAAAACCTTGGGTGTGACTCAGCTAGACTTTTTGCGAAAAAATTTTTAGACAAAGATTGTGAGTTTCTGGTGTTTATGGATGGCGACGATATAATGACGCCCAACAGAATAGAGAAACAGATTGCTTTCTTAGACACAAATAAAGACATAGGAATAGTAGGAGGTCAAATACAAAGGTTTGTTGATCGAACATCACCATTCATTGATATGAACGCTCCGGATTGTGAAGGGGTTACTTCACATCCCTACAATGTAAACCAGTACATTTTATCCAAATCGTGGGTTATAAACAACCCCTCAACGGCCATGAGACGCTCTGTCGTAGATGAGTTTGACGCCGGTTTGATAAGAAAAATTCAAGACGAGTCAGGTCTCGATAGGAATGTGTACGGCGATTTAATTTTCTACAGTATCAACGCAATGAGAGGTGTTCAGATTAGGAATTTATCAGATATCATTGTCTTTTATCGTGTCAGTGAACATAACCTTTCGGGAAAAGTTTGGTATGGAGACCAAGAAAAACACAAGCAATTACGAAAAAAAATGTTGGAGTACTATGTTAGTAAATAGAGACAAAAAGATGATTTTTATACGCATTCCAAAAACTGCGTGTACGTCAATTCATTGGGCTTTGATGGAATCTAATCAGGGGTGGGATAGTATAAGAAAACCAGACGAATCTTGGCATCAGAACAGTAGATCACTACCTGACGAATTTAATGATTATGAATTGATTGCTGTGTCAAGAAATCCTTGGGAAAGAATGTTATCCCTGTTTTGTTTTTATATACAAAGGACGTGGAAGATTATAGACAGCCCGTCGTCTGTGGAAGAACTAAGTAATAAAGATGGGATCCGCAAATGGGCTAACGATTTAAACATAGAGGTAATAACCAAGGGGTTTCATAAATTTTTAAAGGATTACAAAGATACTTCCACTGAACCATGTATGTATTGGGTTAACGAGCGTCACCCCGGAGGGGTAGTGTGGTTCAAATATGAACAACTTGATAAGATAGAAAGTTACCTGGATATTAAATTGTCGCCAATGAATCAAAGTACCCACCTTCATTATTCTCATTACTATGATAACGAGACGATCAAACTAGTCGAAAACACACACTCTGTAGACATAGACAGGTTTGGGTATTTTTTTGAACATGCTTGATTTTGTCTCCGTTGTATCGTACGGCCAGAAATTATCAGAAAAATCAAGAATCGCTCAAAGTAACCCTTTACATTCAGAGATTCTGGACTATAATAAAGGAGAAGACAGGAATTAGGACACTAACAAGGACAAGATATGAAGTGGTTTCCGTTGTGCAATTACACGCACTATTCTCTACAGCGAGCCTTCTCAAAGCCCAAACAACTAGCTAAAAAATGCTCAGAGAATTCTTATCGGGCCTGCGGGATAGCTGATTACAAGTCAATCTCCGGAGCCGTTTCTTTTTACCAAGCCTGCATAGCGAACGATATCAAGCCAATCATTGGTTGTACGTTTGATGGTTTCACCCTCTTTGCTAAGAACAAAGAAGGTTGGTTGGAACTAATCCGCATCGTGTCCACCCTCGACGACAGGGGAAATGTTGACACTGGGCTATTGGTCAAGCTGGCTAATCAGGGTAACCTAATCTGTCTGGCTAGAGATCCCTCTGTCTCACCAATCTCAGGTGAAGACTTCTATCAGAAGAGTTCTGCTTTCCCAAATACGTATTACGTAGAGAGAGATCAAGCTGAACTGCACAGGGTTTTGATATGTGGTCACCTAAAGAAGACTATGTCACAAGTAAAGCGGATATACGTCATCCCCGGTCTCCAACTGATCCGAAACAACACTGACATTACTGACTACCAGATGTTCTTCGAGTGTAGCGAATTCTACATAAAAGACAGGATGGAGGCCGCACAGATTCTAGTGGATGATCCTAAGATGGATATCTTCGATGAGATCTTTGACAAGTGTGAGAACTACAATATCCTCAGTAAGCCAATGCTTCCTAAATTCCCCTGTCCTGTTGGTTACAGCGAAGGTGAGTATCTGGTAGAATTGTGTAAAGAGGGCTGGTTGGAGCTAGAGAAAGACGGCACTATTACATCTGATAACTGTGTAGAATACAGGGCACGCTACGACAGAGAACTCAAGGTTATAGAGAATGCTAATCTCTCAGGTTACTTCCTTATCGTTTGGGATATTCTCAACTTCTGCCGTAGTAACGGCTGGATGGTTGGTCCGGGGAGAGGGTCTGCTGCTGGGTGTCTGATCTCCTACCTCATGAAGATCACCATGATCGACCCTATTGAGTTTGCTCTTATCTTTGAGCGTTTCTACAACGACGGTCGTAACACAGAAGATCATGTGTCCCTACCCGATATTGACATGGACGTTCCTACGGGTAAGCGTGATGAAATCATTCAGGAGTTGAAGAACAGGTATGGTGCCGAGAACGTTAGCCAAATGTGTACTTTTGGTAGGCTACAGGGTCGCAGTGCAATCAAAGAGATTCTACGTGTGAACGAAGCCTGTGGGTTTGGTGAGATGAACTACATTACCAAGTACATACCTGACGAGGCCGCTATATCCGACCAGTTAGCACTAATGGACGAAGAGGATCGCTCTATAATCCGGTGGGCACTTCTGAATAATGCAGACGACCTTAGGGACTACTGCTATATTGACGATGAAGGTGTACTGCACGGTGACTATGCTGAATACTTCCAACAAGCTATTGATCTTGAGGGAACCTTCAAGACACAGGGTAAGCACGCCGCTGGTGTTGTGATCTCTGCTCTACCGCTTCACGAGGTATGCCCTATGGTTAACCAGAAAAGTGGAGGCGAGAAGATTGCCGGTCTTGAAATGAACGACCTAGAGGCACTAGGACATGTGAAATTCGATGTTCTCGGGATAAATCTCCTAGATAAATTGATGTATGTGAGGGAATTAATAGGAAATTGAGTATAATAGTATGTCAATTTTAACTCTACTGGAGACATACTATGAACAAAGAGACTTTACAAGCAATGATTTACACTGAGGGGAAGACACAACGCGAGGTAGCCAAGGAATTTAATCTGAGCGAGGCTTGCGTGTCCCAAAGGATGAAGAAGTGGGGTATATCAAAAACCCCAGAGAGAAGGTGGATAGGTAAAAAATTTGGCTCCCTCATGGTCATCAGCGTACACGGTAGGGATGAATATTCGCACGCGATTCTGAATTGTGTTTGTGATTGTGGAAACAAAATACCTGTACTAAATCACTCTTTAACTAGCGGAAACACGAAAAGCTGTGGTTGTAACTCAAGGAAAAGAGGGTCGTCTCACCCAAACTTTAGGGGTTATGAAGAGATTCAAGCAAGCCACTGGGGTCAGTACACCAAGGGTGCTGAAAAAAGAATGTTAGAATTTGATATAACCATGGAATATGCTTGGGCTAAATACCTTGATCAGAATGGTCTATGTGCTTATTCCGGTCAGCCAATTTTCTTTCCGAAGACTAGGAAGCAGAAGGGGGACTCTACAGCCTCTTTAGATAGAATAGACAGCAGTAAGGGGTACGTGTCGGGAAACGTACAGTGGGTACATAAAGAGATTAATAGAATGAAGTCAAATCTACCGGAGGGCGATTTCTTGCAGATAATCAAGAATATTGCAGAATATAAGGAGTTAATATTATCATTTTAGTATTAAAGGTTGAACAATGAAACCCTTCAGTAAAGAACGCTACGCACAAGCCGCCACAGTAATGAGATCTATGCCAGAGTTGGACTCTTGTGTCTCTGGTCATGATAAGATCTACATCTCAGATCTTCTAGAAAACGCCATTACAATGATTGAACTCAACGAAGAACGCGAAAAGAAGTGGGGTGAAGCAACAAAAGCTAAAGTTTGTCACGAATTGAACAGGCGAAGTATCGAACAGTTGCAGGGCATGATGGAACAATTGGAGAAAAGGGTTCGCCGGGTAGAAGATAACCAAAGGGGAAGGGGTTGGAACTAATTAAACGAGTGAATGTGATGAAGGGTAATATGGAGGAGCAAGAATTTCTCGATTTTTGCGAAGCTATTACCTTTAAGAATAAAGGACAAAAGATAATGAAAACTTATTCTCATTCGGAGAGGAAATTACAATGAATAGGGATATAATTTGCTTCGACTTTGAAACAGGTGGACGTAACCCACTTCGTTGTCAGCCAACTCAGATTGCTGCTATCGCCCTAGATGGTCGCAATTTTAGGCCCAAGGGTGAATTCCAGAGTATGATGCGTCCAATTATTGACGACGAGAAAGCACTGGCTGCTGGAGTTGACCCTCTTGAGGAAGGGGCACTCAAGGTCACAGGTCAGACACGGAAGCAGCTTGCTAAAGCACCGCTCCCTAAGGGTGTATGGAAGAAGTTCTGTACATTCGTTAATAAGTACAACTGGTCTGGAAAACAGTTCCACGCCCCAATTCCATGTGGGTTTAACATCTTGGGATATGACATGAAGATCGTAGACCGTTTGTGCAAGGAATACGGACCCTTCGATGATAAGAGACAGGGTCAGAAGCTATTCCATCAGATCTACAAGATCGATGTTATGGACGACATGTGGCTGTGGACAGAGGGCGACCCTGCCATCAAGTCTATCAGTATGGACTCTCTGCGAGAACGTATGGGAATGTCCTCAGAGAACGCTCACGACGCCCTACAGGACGTTAAGGATACAGCCAACATCTTCATCAAGTTTCAAAAGTCCCGCCGTCTAGTCTATCAAAATCTAACGGTGGACAAGTGTTTTGCCAATGGTGGTCTAGCAATTAAGTAGGAGAAATCATGCTCAGAAAAGTAGAGAACAAAAACAGGTATAGGACTGCTCAACCCTATTACTATCACCTTCACGAGTTCGATGATCACGGTAGCCCAGTTGACTATCTGTTTACCATTAACCAACTAGACAACGCTGAGGAAAGAGCGAGGGCGAACCCAGAAGATATTGTGGAAGACGGTATTCTGGAGAACAGATTCGTTGCGGGGTTATGTTTGGGTCTGGTATTGGGGTCTGCGATAGGTAACTTGGTATATTTCCTTTGTGTGAAATTTGATGTTAAGTCGCTGTTAGGATGGTGAGATGGATCTAAGAGACGAAAAAACGTGGGCTTTGTATCATAACGGTCTTACTAAGGGTGTTTTCCAACTGGAGAGTAACCTTGGGAGGTCTTGGTCTAAGAAGGTTGCACCCAGCAATATTGAAGAGTTGGCAGCACTCATCGCGATCATTAGACCGGGATGTTTAAAGGCTATCGTTGACGGCAAATCTATGAGTCAGCGTTTTGTTGACCGTAAGGCTGGCCGAGAAGAGGTAACCTACCTTCATGACTCTCTTGCAGATATTCTCAATACGACTTATGGGGTGTTGGTCTATCAAGAGCAGGCGATGCGTATCGCCGTGAAGCTGGCAGGTTTCACCGAGCAGGAATCGGACTATCTACGTAAGGCTATCGGAAAGAAGAAAGCCAAGCTGATGATGGAAATCCGTGAGCAGTTTATCAAGGGTTGTGAGAAAGTTGGGATAGTAGACGATGTTACTGCTAGGGAAATCTTTGGCTGGATCGAGAAGTCGTCTCGTTACTCATTCAATAAGTCTCACGCTGTGGCTTACGCTAAGGACTCCTATTGGTCAGCTTGGTACAAGGCTAATCACACGGTTGAGTTCTTCACGTCTTACCTATACCACGCGAATGAAAAACAGGATACCCATCAGGAGATCTATGAACTGGTCTCTGAGGCTAAACTGTTTGACATTGAGGTGAAGTCGCCAAATCTAACCTCTTTTGGTCTGAAATTTGAGCGTGTGGGTAGAGACGTGTTCTTTGGGGTCAAGGATGTTAAGGGTCTTACTGGGGTCACTGGCGACAAGGTAGTGAGGGCTATTGGTGCTGCGGTATGGGAGTCGCAGAAGAAGCCGGAAGAATTCACTTGGATGGATGTTCTATTATACATTGCTCCCAACATAACTAGTACTGCTTTCAAAGCCCTGTGTTCTATTGGGTTTTTCTCTACCAAATCTACCGGTGTGAGCAGAAATAAGGCACTGTACGAATACCTTATATTCCGTGAACTGACTAAGGCGGAAATGAAGTGGGTTACAACGCAGTATCCGGAAAAACGATGGGAAACCCTTGGTGAGTGTTTTCAAGACCTGTCTCCTACAAAGAAGATGGGTGGAGGGACCAGTAACGCCAACCGTAGTCAGATCGTCCTGAACGAAGTGGGTATGCTGGCAAGCCCACCATACGGAATGTCGGATGACCCTTCTTGGATCGTCGAGATGGAAAAGAAGTTCTTGGGCTGTCCAGTTTCCCTAAGTGAAGTCGAAGCGGTCGATACGTCTATCTCCAACACTTCATGTAAGGATATCGCGAATGGGAAGTTTGGTAAGGATATCTGTCTTGTAGTGAACATCACAAGGATGAACAACTTCAAGATCAAGAAGCAGGGCAAGAACTTTGGCAAACTCATGTCATTCCTAACCGTTGAAGACGCTTCCTGTTCTCTTGATAGCGTCGTGGTATTTCCTGAGACCAGAGAAAAGTACAGGTTCATTCTTTATGAGGGCAACAACCTAATGCTGTGCGGTGACGTAGAGCAGGATAATTCCTTCATTGTAAACAAAATTCACGAAATCTGATTGGTATAATTGCCATTGTGGACTATTATATTTTGACCTGACGGATGAGGAACAGCAAAAAGAATGTTTCCACTACTCAAATTTACAACCCCTGTGGGCAATTGACAACATAAAAAAGGGAAAAACGTATGAGGCGTAAGCGTATATTATTTTGTAGTGAGGCAACTTTTCTCAATACTGGGTACGCAACATACACCAGAGAGATTCTGACCTACCTGCACGGAACTGGTAAGTACGAAATTGCCGAGATGGGTTCCTACGGTCAGCGAAATGACCCTCGGGCCGCTAACATCCCTTGGAAGTATTACGGAGTATCTCCAAATACAGATTGTGAACCCAAGGCTACAGAAGAGGAAATGCGGGCTTACAACGGTTCTGGAACCAATCAGTTTGGTGAGTGGATCTTTGAACATGTATGTTTGGATTTCATGCCGGATATCGTGTGTGATATTCGTGACTTCTGGATGTTGGATTTTGCTGAACGCTCTCCATTTAGAAATTACTTCAAGTGGGCTATTATGCCGACCGTTGACGCTCGTCCACAGGCCCGTCAGTGGATCTCTACATATGCCAATGCTGACGCCTGCCTGACTTATTCGGACTGGGCCGGTGGGGTGTTGAATGAACAATCTGGTGGGAAAATTAAGTACCACGGATCGTCACCCCCATCTGCTCACCCGGCTTACAATCCGGTCCCTGATAAGAAAGCCCATAAGTTATCTTACGGTATTAACCCAGATTTCAAAATCTTAGGGGCGGTTATGCGTAATCAACGACGTAAATTGTACCCAGATCTCTTTGAGGCTTTCCGTAAGTTTCTGGATAAGGCGGAAAATGACAACTACTACCTGTATTGTCATACATCCTACCCAGACTTGGGTTGGGATATCCCAGAACTGATTCTGCAGCACGATCTGTCTGCTCACGTTCTGTTCACATATATCTGCCCAGAGACCAAGAAACCCTTCCCATCTCTCTTTAAAGGTGCGGTTGCTCAGTCCCCATTCACTGGTAAGTGGGGTTCGACCCTGTCAAACGTTAAAAACGGTGTCTCCTATGAGGACTTGTCCAACATCATCAATCTGTTCGACCTCTACACGCAGTATGCTAATTGTGAGGGTTTTGGACTTCCGCAGGTTGAAGCCGCCGCATGTGGGGTTCCCGTTTGTGGCACTGATTATTCTGCTATGGAGTCTGTACTTCGTAAGTTAGAAGGGTTCACCCTAACGCCAGCCGCTCTTTATAAAGAGCTAGAAACTGGCTGTCTCAGGGCTGTGCCTGATAACGAATATTCCTCAGAAGTATTTCTTCATTTCTTTGAAAAGATGACGGATGAAGGTAGAGAAAAAATGGGCACAAAAACCCGTGAGAATTTCGAAAAGTACTATCAATGGGACATGAGCGGTAAGAAGTGGGAAGATATCTTTGATAGCTTTGAGGTAATACCCACCGAACAAACATGGGGGTCTCCACTCAAACAACATAGACCAGTTCAAAAACTAAGCGACGAACAAATCTCCAACGTAGACGCTGGCCAGCTTGCCAAGTGGTTGATCATTGAGGCCCTCGGAGACCCTTCCAAACTCAATACTTTCTTCGAGTCACGTCTATGTAGGGATTTGACATACAAGTCGGCTACGGGGTCTACGGGGGGCATGTACTTCAACGAATCTTCGGCTGCTTTTGACGGTGCTAATCATCGTTCATCGTTTGATTTCAATATGGCCTACAATCAAATGGTGGCTCAGTGCGATAAGAGGAATAACTGGGAACAGAAGAGGGTCCAAGTTATGAAGCAAAAGGGGGTAATTCAATGAAAACCGTAGTGGTTACAGGATGTGCTGGACTACTTGGTAGTCATTTCTCTCGTTATTTGATCAGACAAGGTTTTAGAGTTGTTGGTATTGACGACCTTAGCGGTGGGTATCCAGAATACTTACCTCAGGCTGACATAAAACAGTTTGAATTTTGGCCTATTGACCTATCTGACGTGGATGCTAAGGGATGTTTAAACAATATCTTTACTATGGAGAAAGATGTAGTAGCTTGTTATCACTTCGCTGCTTACGCTGCGGAGGGTCTATCACCCTTTATTCGCCACTTTAACTACTCCAACAACGTATTATCCAGTGCTAATGTAATAAACGCTTGTATTCAGAACGACGTTAAGATGATCTTCACCTCATCTATGGCGGTTTACGGTGCTCAAAAACCTCCATTCGTTGAAACGATGACTCCACAACCCATCGATCCATATGGTGTAGCTAAATACGCGGTAGAAATGGATATGAAGATAGCTGGAGATCAACATGGTCTTCGTTATTCCATCGTCAGACCTCATAACATTGTTGGTATTTACCAGAATATCTGGGACCGCTATAGGAATGTAGTGGGAATCTTTATACGGCGTGCTCTTGAAGGTGAACCGCTCTTGATTTATGGGGATGGTGAGCAGACTCGTCAATTCTCTGATGTTCAATACTACATGAAACCGTTCGAGCAATTGATTGATAATCACGATGGAGAAACGTTTAATTTAGGTGCCGAAGAGGATTGGACCCTTAATGCACTAGCTGAGGCCGTACGACGTGTATCTGTGTGGAACGGGTGTAATCCAGTAAAGGTGAAACATATAGAGGCACGTCATGAAGCTAAACATACACAATGTGATCATTCTAAGGCAAAAATGTGTCTAGGATTTAAGGATACTACTTACCTTATCAAAACCGTAGATGAAATGTTTAGATGGGCGAAAAAACAACCCAAGAGAGAACAAGTGACTATGGAATATGAGATAACGGAGGGTATGTATGACTGTTGGAAATAAACTTCAGTTACCGCAAGTAACCATCTTCACATTCTGTTGGGGTACGGAGCATGTACGTAAGTCCCTCAGGGCCATGCTGATTGGTATGGATCAGGTAGAATTTGGCAAGAAAGTTTTAATAACGGACCCTAGCAAGACTGATCTCGGTTTATTCGAACCCGTCATCGACAAATACGGTATCGAAGTGTATGATATGAGTGTCGATCTGAATAGCAATCTTCAGAATGACGACTCTAACCGCTCAGGGTTTTGTGAGTCGTTCGTTCAACAGGCGGCACGCTACATTACTGGTGACTATTGCTTGAATGTCCAGCACGACTCTACCATCATCGACGCTAGTAAGTGGGAAGCACGGTTTCTGGCCTATGATTACATTGGTGCCCCTTGGCCCATGAGTATCATCCAAGCTAGTGACATGGTCGCCGGGCAAATCGAGGATATCCCAAACGTTGTTGGTAACGGGGGATTTTCCCTGAGAACAAGACGGTTTGTTGAAGAATCAGCCAAGCTAGGCTGGGACCACAAGAACGAAGACCTGAACATCTGTGTGTTCAACTACGACCGAATGAGAAAGGTTGGGATTCAGTTCGCACCGCCAGAACTGGCCGCTAAGTTCTCTGTCGAACATCCCACGACCTACAGAAACTTCAATCGAGACATGTTATTTAGCTATGGGTCATTTGGGTTCCACGGGGAGTTTAATAAAGGCGGCATGGATTTCATTAACAATTACGATTTAGGAGTAATATGAAAACGTTACAGGATAGAGACGCTTATCTAGCATACATGAAAGAATTGCTACCTGACAATCCAAGTGTGTTGGAAGTTGGAGTAGAAGCTGGACACTTCTCTGAGCGTATTATGGCAGTACTTGAGCCTGAAGAATTGCATCTACTGGACCCCTGGGAGGTCAATCCGTGGAATGGTAAGGTTTATTCAGAAGGTCACATGAGAAACACCCCAACCGCCCATAGTAATGTTAGTATGCAAGAAGCTATACGAAAGAGGTATGAGAAAGAAATTCAGATGGGTATTGTCCATTTACATCGTGGGTACTCACACGATCTAGTGAATAATTTTCAAACTGGATATTTTGACTTTGTATATTTAGACGGTTGTCATCTATATGAGTCTGTAAAGCAAGACCTACAGGATTACCACGAAAAGGTACAACCGGAAGGTATTCTCGGTGGACATGACTATATAAGCGTGGATAGAGAGTTCACCCAAGAGGGTATAACCTACAATAATCAATTGGGTTACGGAATTAAACAGGCTGTAGACGAATTTTTGAACGAACAATCGGGACTAGAACTATGTGCCCTAGTTAGCGATGAAATTCCATTTCCAGACTGGGCAATTAGGAGAACAAAATGAAGGTATTATACATAGGATACTACAAGGAAAAGAGCGACTGGGGAAAGCAGACGGTTAATAACATCCGAGCATTGGAAAGTGCGGGTGTTGACGTTGTCTGTCGCAGTATTGAACTGGGCCACACCCAAACCCCAAAAGCCATCGCTCATCTTGAAGACAAAGACATTGGGGATGCGACCCACTGTATTCAACATGTGTTTCCAGAACATATGGTGGGCACTGGAAAATTTGAGAAAAACATAGGGCTTTTGGCTAATAATTTTGTCGAGCTTAAACATTCTATTTGGATGGAACGACTAGAGATGATGGATGAGATCTGGACTCCATTTTCCGTCTCTTCTGTACCCCTACAGGATATAGACAAAAGGATTAGGATCGTTCCGCTTGCTGTAGACACCGACGTGTATAGCCGAAGATACAAAGAGTTGTCTATCAAAGAAGCGGAAGGCACCTTCAAGTTCTACACGTTTGCGTCTATGGGTGATTCTCAGGGTCTTAATTGGATTTTGGCAGCATTCCATTCAGAGTTTGATGCAAATGATAATGTCAGCTTAGTGATACGCATGAAGCCACAGTCATCAGACAGCCACAAAGAACTCAAATTTCTGAACGATTTGTCAGACAGTGTCAAGTCTCTTTTAAGACTGGAAACCAGTTCAGATCTTTACAATAGAGAGATTGTTATCTCGGCACCAGAACTTACCGATGTAAACTTGTATGAGTTACACCAGTACTGTGACTGCTATGTGAGTTGTAATACGGATATAACTTTTCCATTAGCTGAAATAGACGCCGCCGGATTTGGGAATACCCCTATAGTGTCTAATAATGGGGCGGTTAATGAATACCTACAGGGTTCGTGTAACTCAATAAATTCTGTCTATCAAGTAGTACAGTCTGAGAGTGGAATTTTTGGAGGTGTCAATAATGGTAATGATTACTGGATTAAGCCCGATGAGCGTAACATCAAACGGTCTATGCGTATGATGTACAACCTTTGGTGTGGTGACAAATTTTTGAAAGACACAGAATTTATACCAGAGGCTAGAGAGCAATTATTACATTTTTCTCTTGAAACCATTGGGGAAAAAATGAAGGAGGCACTAAGTGTTTAGATCGCTGAACATCCTTAACGACGTAGGTAGAACGTCGGACAAGTACAATATTCTCACGTTCAATACGCACGAGCGTTACCAGACCCAAGTTGCTAAGACTGGGCATAACTTTTATGCCTTCAACTATGATGGCGGTAAAGATTGGTATGACGGCCACGCTCCCATGCCTGAGAATTACTACCAACTTCCAAAAAACTCCATGTATCAGGGTGTTGTTTTCGACTTCATCTTCGTGAATAGTAAGTTTGGACAGTTTCAAACAGCTATGGAAATCAACCAGAAACTACAGTTGCCCATTCTGTGTCTTGAGCACACGTTGCCACTACCGAATTGGCCCAGCGATCAACTAGCTGCTTTTCGACAAATGAAGGGTGATGTAAACGTATTCATTACTGAATACTCTAAGCGTTCCTGGGGGATACCCGGAGAGGTTGTATATCACTCAATCGATACCGACCTATTCTGTCTTCCAGAGGAAGAAGATGTTCGGTTAGACACCGTTCTAACGGTTGCTCACGACTTTGTGAACCGCGATTACGCCCTAAATTATAAGGGTTGGGATCGTATCACTAAGGGTCTGCCTACGGTTGTTATTGGCGAGACCCCCGGATTATCAGAACAAAGCGAGTCAGTCGAGGAATTAATTGGGGCATATCAAGGTTCATCTATCTATATCAATCCAAGTACACTCAGTCCTGTACCCACATCAATGCTGGAGGCTATGGCTTGCGGCTGTGCGGTAGTTACGATGGCGACGTGTGAGATACCCAATATCATCGAAGATGGCGTTAACGGCTATATCTCGAACGATGAGAGCGTCCTACGTGAGAGGATCGAGATGCTGCTCAAAGACCCGGCGAAAGCGAAGGAAATTGGGTTAGCTGGACGAGAAACTATTAAAGAGAAGTTCGGTGAAGAACGCTATATCAAAGAGTGGAATTCAATTTTTGACACTGTTACAGAGGTGAGGAAATAATGAAGTTACAAATTATTCGTGGTATACAGGAAGCTATTGACGGATATCAAATAATAACTGTTAACAACGATAGTTTGGACCTAGGAAGCATTACTGCTAATGAGTGTGAATTTATCCTAGCGTCCGATGTTATGGATTCCTTCTCCATCAATCACAGCGGAGAGATCTTAGGGGCATTACGGTCTAAGTTGAGAATCAACGGAGAACTTGTTGTTGGGGGTACAGAATTGCGTGCTTTCGTAAAAGCGGTTGCCAACGGCTTAATCGCTCCAGAAGATGCTTCCAGCGTGGTGTCACAGAACAACTCAATGACCTCTGTCCATGCCGTCAGAGAGATGTTGATGAGTTTGGGGTTAGAGATCGTCTCCTCTCACATTAACGGCCTACATTACGAGATCAAAGCTAAGAGGGTCAAGTAATGAGTGAGGCAACTACAAACTGTAAAGGTTGTACTTTTGCCGAATATTCAGAGCACCCTAATACTGTTTTTGGTGCTTCTGGACTACTGTTCCCACAAGTTCAGACTGGATGCAGGGCTGATCGTATAGACCTGTTTAAGGTGAGGCATGAGGCCGCTATGACCGTTGGACAACCCTACTACAATCTGAGTAAGTTCTGTAATATGTACAGGGGTTCAGACTGGGTAGACCTAAACGGTGACGACAAGGACAAGGCACGCAGGGAAATTATGCCCTTGTTTGGAATTGCTATCTATGATCACCCAAGTAGTACCCTAGAAGATCTACAGCGTACTGTTGATTCAGTGCTTGCTATGGATTATCCAGTGGGAAAAATGAAATTGGTCATATCCACATTTGACAAACGCGGTGCAAACGAAGTGTCTAATATGGTCAATGTCATACAGGAGACGATGTACACCTCGTGTGCTATTTTTCATGTAATAGACACAATCAGAATTAGAGACAGTGACGTGTTTAATAAGCTGATTGAAGCGGCTTACTTTGTGAACATCAAGTCTGGTAGTGTCTTGCCGCCAGACATTTTCAATATCATTGACAAATCCCAAAACGACGAAGTACTTAGCAACGTGATGTATGAGGGTGATGGATTTTCAATTATCCACAAGGTAGTGGTGAACAATCTGTACTTAGAACACCGAAATTACAAGAAAATGGTAGATAGCGTTAGGGTTATGTCGCAGGAACAGAAGCTATACCAAAAATATGAAACAAAATAGCCGATACATAACGAGTGCTAAGACAGACAATCCGGGGTTGAAGCGTGATGAAAAGGTTACATTCATATTCTTAGCAGAAAACTATGGCTACCGTATGAAATCATACGGTCCAGTCTCCCTAATCAATATTGGAGAAAAAACCCTCTTAGAGCACCAAATTCACGCCATTGAGGCGGCATTTATTGACTTCGAAATCATCTTATGCTCTGGATTTGAGACCCAAAAGATCTACCAGTTCGTTCAGGCAAACTTTGCTCCAAGTGTCCCCATTCGCATTGTTGAGAATCAGGTATATTATCACAGTAACTGTTGTGAGGGTCTTCGGTTGTGTATGAACAACACTAGGAATGACAAAATTATCGTCTGTGGAGGGGGTGTACTACTCACTATTCCTTACTTGAGATCTCTGAGCATCAAGAAATCGTCTATACCCTATCAGAAGAGTTCTAAAGAATCTTCTTTTGATATTGGTGTCATCAGCAATAATGACCGTCTGGAGAATCTCGCCTTAGCGGTGAAAGATAAAGTGTGGACAGACCTACTTTACCTTAATGGTGAAGCTATGATTAGATCATTCTATAACACTATTTCCAAACCAGAACTAAAGACCAAGTTTCTGTTTGAGGCTATTAATGCTTGGCGTGGGAGAAGGCAACTTTTCCTCTCAGAAAATAAAGATGAACAAATTATCAAAGTGGATAACATAAAGACTTTTAAGAGGATTACTGAACAATGAAAATCTTGTTTCATGACTATTCGGGCGAACTGACTACGGAACCAAGGTACTTAACGGTCGCCCTTCAACACTGCGGTGTAGACGCACACCTTTGGAATGACAGTCGAATCAGTGCATTTGACATATTTGACACTCTACAGCCAGAAGTGTTTATATCCCACTACACAATGATCACTTCCGATATTGTCAAGTATCTGGAACAGAATAACCAAATTCAATTAGTTATAAACGCTGCTGGTATGTCTGAATCTCAAATCGCTGATTTTGAGAAGTTTGTGACCGCAAAGAATCTCAATGTCCCATTTGTCTTTACCAACTCGTTAAGCGAGAACCCAAAAACGAATATCAGGTACGAAAGAATTCTTCCGGCTTTTGATTTATTCGCTATTCAGCGTTCTGAGTATGTTAAGCCACTATGCCCTAGGGCCATCTTCGCCAAAACACACGATGACTCAGTACAGCACGAGATCAAAGACGGCGGAGTTTACCACTTGGTTCAGTTTACCAATGGCGAAATAGATTCTAAGTTTGATATTCGATCTAACGCGGTCTCTGCTCACGAACTCTACAAGAAGTACAATTCATTCACACTCGTGGGAGATATGGATTTCTGTTCATCTCAGTTGTTCTTCGACCTAACCGTAAACGCTCCTAATGTTGTAGTCAAAACAGATGACACGGAAACGTTTGAAAAGTTCCTAGTAGAAATATTCAACGACACGGGGTCTAAAGAGGATATGGCTCTACAGATCAAGAATCAAATGAAGAGTAATCACACGCCGTTTCATCGTGCCACAACCCTTATGAAGCATCTCGGAGACGAAGAAATGACCGCCAAGGTTGAAGTTATGCAGGGTCACTTCCCAGACGCCATTAAGGAGATCTAAATGAGAATCCTAGTACAATTTCCCACATACGGTCGGGCTTCTAAATTCATTGACGTACTGTCTAAGTACGTGGAGTTGTGTAGCGATGAGAATGAAATTACTTTTAACATCAATTGCGACACGTCTGATTCGACTATGACAAGTGAGTATGTGGAGGGTCGTATTATTCGTTTATTACTGGGCCACAAACCCAATACACACGGAACTATCTACTACGACGAGAATACTGAGAAGATCAGTGCTATCAACAATCATATTCCTAAGGATGGTTGGGATGTAGTTGTTTGTGCTAGCGATGATATGGTTCCACAGGTAGAAAATTGGGACAGGGAAATCTCACATGCTATGATGGAGCACTTCCCTGATTTAGATGGCTGTGTCCACTTCGATGACGGTAATACTAATGGCGAACTCATCACCTTCTCAATTATGGGGAAAAAGCTGTATGACGAATTTGGATACATCTACCACCCAGACTACAAAAGCCTCTACTGCGACAACGAATTCACAGACGAAGTTCGCAGAATGGGCCAAGAACAGTATATTGACAAGGTTATTGTTAGCCACGAGCATTGGAGTATTGAGGGTTCTCAGAACCATAACGAAGTGGATCTAGCGGTTCAGAAAACCCTACATTACTCAGGTCGGGACGCTCAGGTGTACGAGCAAAGAAAAGCCCTAGGGTTCCCTAGAGAAAGGATTACAAGTGATTAAATATTCAATAGGAATAGTAACGTTTGAACATCGGTTCGAGAAGTTCTTTAAGCCTCTCATTAAGCAGATCAAAGAGTTCCGTCCAGACATTGAGATAATGGTTGCTATCAATGGAGAGTATAAAGCTGATTTCAATCAAACTTACAGGGCCGATATTCTGAAATTCATTAGTGAATATTCCAATATCTTTCCCAATATACATCCAGAGTTCAGATCGTTAGCCAAATTATGGAACAACCTATTAATCAACGCTAGTAATCATCATGTATTACTGTTAAACGACGATGTTTCTATTACCAATGAAGCGTTTTTTGATGCCCTAGAGGGAATCCTAGAATCAGATGGGTTTTTTAAGATCAACGGCAGTTGGAGCCACGCCACGCTGGATAGAAGGATCATCTCCGCATTAAACTGGTTTGATGAGAGATTTTTAGGGGTTGGCGAAGAAGACGGCGACATGGAGTGGCAAATTGGTGTCCAGTCTGATGGGGGAACTATAAAGTCAATACAAGTACCAAATATCATCAACCATGTAGACGCAGAAAATGTACTACAGAATATTAAGAAAGTGAACACTAAATACACTCAGTTCAATCTTGATTTTGTTCACGGGGTCAAATATGAGATAGATCCCACTAATGGTCAGCAGCATGGGATTAACCCACGACCACTAGTGTTGAAGAACCCTAAGCCGCCCCTACACACAACTGAGCCATTTTACTGGGAAAACAAGGGTGAATTATGAGAGTTCATAGACTTAGTAGTATTGACAAACACTATCGACTATTTGATACAGATGTTAACAGTAGATATATCAACGTGTATCAGATATACAACGCGGAATTAGTCGGTGATCTGATATACCCAAACACAAGAGTGCTATCCCCCGAGGATGATAAAGTCTACAACCCTATTAATGAGCGGGTTATGTCTTTACAAGGTTTGTGGGAAGAGAGCTTATTCGAAGATGTAGCTCCCAACTGTCACCGTGTAGTCACAGATCCCGTGTTTTTCTTCATGTACAACACGGATAACTACTACCACTTCCTATACGACACGATGCCGTACCTGATTTCGTACTTCAAGATGAAGAAGACTCATCCAAACCTCCGGCTTCTAATGACTTATCCAAACGCGGAGGCTCGTAAGCTGTACCCATTTGTAGTAGAGTTTCTGGAATTGGCTGGGATTGACATGGAAAAAGATGTTCTCTTCGCAAAATTTGGTGTGAGGTATGGGACACTACTAATGTCGGAATCCTACACGCATGGACACGACTCCAACGCTCCACCAAGAGCAGAGGTGTATGACCTACTCAAAAATATAGCGAAGGATATCAAGCCCAACACAAACTATGGACAAAAGCTATACATATCCAGACGCTCGTGGAAGCATAATGACAAATCTAATATAGGAACAGACTACACCACACGGAGACGTTTGGAAAATGAGGGCGAACTGGTTGACTTTCTTGAATCCATAGGTTATACTGAAGTGTTCACGGAAACCATGTCTACGGAAGAGAAGATAGGGGTTTTCAAGCAGGCTACACATGTGGTTGGTGCTATTGGTGGAGGGATGATAAATACACTATTTTGTCCAGAGACAACTGAGATTGAATGTATTCTGTCTCCCACTTTTCTTGATGTAAACCTAAGGTTTACTCATGTGCTTCCTGTGGGCACTAGGATGTTTATAGACACTGAACATGTCGAGAAGGGCACTCACAAGAACCATATGAGGGCGACTGACGGTCAGGGTAATATTGGGGAAATTTGTATGAGGAAGGGTGATGCGTCGGGCATGATCGGACTGAAGTATCTAGATCAACAGAGGGTCGCTGGATGGAATCTTCAAGCAAGTTACCGTAGAAAGCTAGTACGTGAAGAAGACTTAAAACTCTTAGATAAAGGGTTAAATTCTGAATGGACTATGAACCTTGAACAATTTAAGCAGATGATGAATGAATAATGTCATAGCTATCTGCGGAGACTCTGGTAGCGGTAAGACCACGCTGGCCGCTCAGTTACTGTCTCGTATAGACCACTCTATGGTCCTTGAGTGCGACAGATACCACAAGTGGGAGAGAAGTGACTACCACTGGAAGTATTACACGCCCCTCAATCCGTTGGCAAACCATCTAGACTTAATGGCCAGCAACGTTGAGCAACTAAGGAATGGCAAGGAAATTTCCCAACGAGACTATGATCATACCCTTGGGACATTTACTGAGACACAAGCAATAAGTCCAGAGAAAACAATCATTGTAAGCGGCCTCCACACACTACATATCTCTGCCGACGTAAAGATCTTCATAGACACGGAGAAGAACCTCAAATACCTGTGGAAGCTGGAGAGGGACTTCAAATATCGTGGCTATCAAATAGACGACATAATGGCTAAGATTAAGAGTAGGGAAATTGAGTTCCAGAATTACATTCTACCACAGAAAGAGGTCGCAGATATCATCTTAACGTATTTCTGGGATAAAAAACAAACGCAGTCTGTTCAAATTGTTAATGACAACGAGAGTTCACAAAAAATAGTGAGGATACTAAATGAATCAGTATAACCAAATAGACATTTGTAACAACAACTCCAAGAACTGTATTTCTGATGATGTTTATGAGGCTTTCAACAAGTTCATATTCTCCAGCGATATCAAGCTGATCGGTAAGCTACTCCATCGCTTTCACTTCTTTCAAGAGACCAAACACCTAGCCGGTGACATAGTGGAAGTAGGGGTGTTTAAGGGGTCTGGAGTAGCAACGTTTGTCAAGTTCCTAGAAGTGTTCATTCCCAACTCTAATAAGAAAATCGTTGGGTTTGACATATTTGACCCCAGTGAAGGCAGTTTCATCCTCAATAATAAAGACACAGAGATCGACAAGAACAGTATAGAGGCCGTCTACAGCAAGGTAGATAACGATGAATTATCCTTAGAGGTTGTAAATGATCGACTGTTAGGCATTTCAGAGGGTGTTGTTGACAAAGTCAAACTGATTAAGGGTGACGTACAGGAGACCATGCCTAAGTTCTTAGAAGATAACCCCGGCTTCAGGGCATCCTTGATCTATATTGATGTAGATATTGAGCGTCCAACATACCATGCGTTAATGAACCTATGGGACAGGCTATTACCCGGAGGCGTAATTCTGTTCGACGAATATGAATATCATCTATTTAGCGAGAGCGTTGGTGTAGAGAAATTCCTGAAAGATAAGGGTCTTAAATACAACGTACACTCTACCGATTGGTTCGCTCCGACTGCTTACATGAGGAAAGAACAATGATGAATTTCGAATTTGAAGAGAGAATGAAACAAGTCGCAATGATGGACATTGTAGATATGACACTGGCACTGGAGCCATTTGTAGTAGGTACAGAGGGAAATACATCACGTAGAGACGCTTTTTACCCACTAACCTTAAAAGATGGTTTTACGGTAAAAGCCAGTGGAAAATCTTTTAAGAGAATCTCATGCGGAGACTTCATTTGCTGCGATAAAGACGGAAACCCAGAAGAATCACATCTGAAACCCAGTATGGAGAGTGCTCTACACGCTTACATATACAAGGAAAACCCTAAGGTTAACTTCATAGCACATACCCACCCCTTAAACTGCTTGAAGATCGTGTGTAACGCAGATAAAATGTACACATTCGCCAATGATAGATTCTTTCCAGATCAAGTAGTGTTCAACGGTCGGAAATCCTGTGTAGTTCCCTACGCTATGCCCGGTGAACCATTGGCTCTAGCATTATCTGAAGCTATCTCTCGTTGGCGTGGTTCGTTTCCAGAGGTGATCTTGCTCGCTAATCATGGTATCATTTGCTGCGGAAAGACCGCTGAGGAGTGCGTCATTAAGACTCAGATATGTGAGAAGGCAGCGGCTTCCTTCTCGATGGACAACAATCCACTGAGCTATGAGCAGGTTAAAGAAATTCTAGAAGACCCTAAGGAAATTCACAGGAGAAACTTAGCATGAAGATCAGAGTAGACATAGACGAGACCGTCTGTTTTTACGAAGAGGATATAGCTCTGGATGGAAAGAAATGCTATGACAAGGCTATACCCAACCACATAAACATCGCTAAGATCAACAACCTATACGACGGTGGACATGAGATTATCTACTGGACCGCGAGAGGTAGTAGAAGTGGACTCGATTGGCATGAGTTCACAGAGAATCAACTGAAGTCTTGGGGGGCAAAATTTCACGGGCTAGAGTGTAATAAACCCTATTATGACCTATTCATAGAAGATCGTAGTAAAAGGATTGAAGAAATATGAGACGATGTAAAATAGAACCATTATACGGCATGTCACTACACCTAGATTATTATTGTGTGTTTGCCGGATGCCCACACATACAGTTTGAAGTGGTTTTTAATGACGACCTTATTAAGCAACTCCGACCAGAGCACTGGAAAGAGTATTCTCAGAAAATGTACGATATTCTTCGAGCAAGAATGTCAGACTTAGATAATGTGCGTACGACAGATGATAGCACGAGCACTGAAGACTGCCCTCTTATCAAACGTCCCATTCCTCACGATCTAGCTAAATTCCTAGATATCAAACCCAACTCTATTAAGACAGCAATTCCTCCCGCTACGATACGTGAAAACCACGTAGTCCTGAACACAAAATGTATAACGGTCTCAGATTATGGGCTTAAAGAAAAATGGGATGCTATAAAAACACCACTGTTTCATATGCTAAATGACTCTGGTGTTAAAGTGATAATCATAGGAGAGAAAGAACCCTCTCACTGTCGGGAGTATGATATACATAAAACATTCTCCATTTATAAAGACATTGTTAATGGGGATTTGCTGGATTTGGAAGACTTAACTCAAGCCGAAACCACCTCGTTGTACGACCAGAAGATTATCGATAGAAACATAGCTTGGCTTAGACACTCCCTGTTTAATATCCATATAGGGGAAGGGGGGGGACAAGTAGTATATTCTCACTGTAACAATCTAATAGCCCTAACAGGTAGAGAGTTACAGATGTTCAAATTCATAGACAACCCATACTTTACCGAAAATACGTTTGACCAAAACACTTTTCTTGAAATGGTACGGAGTAAATTAGGATGAAGATCATCTCACATAGAGGGAATTTAGACGGTCCCAATCCCGAGAGGGAGAATACCCTAAAGTACATAGACGAAGCCCTGTCTCATGGGTACGACGCGGAGATTGACCTCAGGGTTAAGCATGGTATATTGTACTTGGGACACGATGGTCCTGACCACCATATAGCTCAGACAGACCTAGATGATAGAAGACAGAGGTTATGGATTCACTATAAGGATAATGTAGCATTATCCTATTATTCGGGAGGGCGTGCGTTTTGTCATCAGTCTGACCCCTTCTCTATGGTTATGAATTGTCCGTGGATATCTAGTAAGAATGGATTTATATGGGTTCACGATCTATCTTTGGAACTCACAAATTATAGCGTCATCCCTCTCATCTCTAAAGAGGATATCGACAACTTTGACCTAGCCAGAGCTAGATGTATCTACGGTATATGTACGGATTACCCAAACTATCTCAAGGAGCAGTTGAGTGATCAATAAGAAAGATGTACAACTAGTAATCCCAATGTCGGGAATTGGCAAGAGGTTTATAGAGGCTGGCTATGAGACCACTAAGTCTATGATCGAGGTGGACGGTAAGCCAATTATAGCTCACGTCTTAGACATGTTTCCGGGTGTAGAGGATGTTACGTTTATCTGTAATCAGGACCATATCAGTAATACCAATATGTCAAAGGTGTTATACGGTCTATGTCCCACATGTAATATTATTTCCATCGCTCCCCATAAGAAGGGACCAGTATACGCCGTATCCAGCGTGGCACGTCTCTTAGATCGGGATAAGCCTGTTATCGTGAGCTACTGTGACTTTGGTACCGTGTGGGATTTTGAGGGCTTCCTAGGGGCCGTAGAGGGCTTCGATGGCGGAATACCATGTTACACTGGGTTTCACCCTCACATGCTCAGAGGGGAGAACTACGCCTTCTGTAAAGAAGAGAATATGACCCTCCAAGATATCAAAGAGAAGGAATCATTCACTGAGAATAAGATGGATGAGTACGCCTCCAACGGTGTCTACTACTTCAACTCCGGGGCCACAGTAAAAAAATACTTCAACCAGTTAATGGATGAAGATATCAATCTCAATGGTGAGTTCTACGTAAGCCTAGTCTACAAGCTACTACTAAGAGATGGACTGAAGACTAAGATCTTTGAAATAGATAAGATGTTACAGTGGGGCACTCCTTACGATCTTGAAATCTACAAAGGGTGGTCTAATTGTTTCGCTAATCTCAAAAAGGAGCAAAATACAGCACCAGAGCAGGACTTCACCCTCGTTCTCCCAATGGCTGGTAAAGGCGAGAGATTCTCATCTCGTGGGTATAAACAACCCAAGCCGCTAATCCCAGTTGATGGAGACCCTATGGTTATCAGGGCGGTGAAATCTTTGCCTAAATTCAAGGATTCTTGCTTTATTTGCTTGGAAAAACACACTAACGAGCTTATAATAGATAGGGAGATACAGAAGTATTACCCGAACGCATCAGTTCTAACCACGGGCGGTGTCACTGATGGTCAAGCATGTACGGTTCGCCTAGCTACCAAGTATTTGGATGACGAACCCATCCTGATCTCAGCTTGCGATAACGGAGCGTGCTACGACGAGGCTAAGTTCCTAGATCTGGTAAATGATGAGACCGTTGACGTAATCGTATGGTCGTTTAGGAATAATCAGACGAGTAAAATCAATCCTGACATGTACTCTTGGTTGGACGTAGACGAGAATAACAGCGTGCGGAACGTATACTGTAAAAAGTTTCCGGGTGGAGATCCACTGAAGACACACGCTATCATTGGAACGTTCTACTACAGAAGGGGACGGGACTTCAACGATGGGTTCAAAGAAAACCGTAAAAAAGATATTCGTACCGCCAGCGAATTTTATGTGGACGATGTTTTGAACAGGAACATAGAAGCCGGGCTTAATGTCAAGGTGTTTGAGGTAGATAATTACATCTGCTGGGGAACCCCTGACGACTATGAGACCTACAACTATTGGAGAGAGCACTTTGAAGACTAAAGCGTTTGTTTACTACCATCAGGGAATGACAGATCTGGTAGTCTGTATGGGTTTGATAGACCATTATAGCTCTCTCTATGATGAGGTGTTAGTATTCCTGAGGTCAGACGTTAGGGATATGATGGACTTCTACCTACGGGGTAAAGATAATGTCGAGCCTATCTATTTCAAGGGTGACGACGGTAGATATTATGGAACTATTGAAAAAAGCCTTAGTATTGACAGATTTCACTACTCATCCGCTAACAATGGATCTTTATTACTCAACCCAGAATACGTAATGTGTACTCATGGAGAGCATGATAAGTGGAGAGAAGATAAGTTGGGTATGAGGTGGTACAATTGCTTTGTAGCTAATAGACTGCTACCGGGAACATTTAAAGTCCCACACTTCACAGAGGCTTTTTACGAATACTACAATCTTAGTTTCTGGAAAAGGATCACCGATTTTAACATTGAGAGAGATACAGAATTAGAAGATGCCGCTTATGAGAAGTTCATTAAGGAACATGGAGAAGATTATGTCCTGTACCACGATGATCAGAAGCGTGAAGAGACCAAGGGCGTTGGGGTTCCCTACAAATCAACACACATTGAGCTAGATCGTAAGGAGGGTGTCAGCTATGTCAATCTAAACAAGGCAACCAATACGTTCTTTGATTATATCAAGATTATTGAGAACGCACAAGAGATACATGTAGTAGACTCTGTGTGGGCCTGCTTAATATATCAGTTAGACTGTAGATACGGCACACTAAACAACACTATGGATCAAAAAACCGTCAACGTGTACTGCCAACGTGGGCACTACGAAATATTCAAAAACCCTGTAACGTTACCAAACTGGAATCTAATATGATAGTTCATGCTAACGTAATGATACAGAACGAAGCGTTGATCCTCCCAGAGGTATACAAATACTGGAAGGATTACCCTATTGACAAGTGGGTTTTCTACGACGACAACTCTACTGACAATACCATAGAGGTAATCCGCGATCTATTTGGGGGTAAAGCCTTCGTTATTGAGGGGAAGAGAACAGAATTTAACGAAAGTCACAATAGGCAGGCAATGTTATCCCACTCTAGGGCTAGTGGTGTCGATTTCGTACTAGCTATAGATGCCGACGAGCTATTAACTCAATCTTGGTTAAATAACTGGGAGCCACTATTAGAGTTAAATACCCTCTATGATATTCAACTCTTCTGGTACAACGTTGTGGGAGACATGGGGAAGTTCAGAGCGGACCCTATGTATTGGGACAACTTTCGCACATTCCTACTGCCTCTACAGAATACCCACGAGTTTGATCTGAGTCAATTCAAGTATCATACTCCACGCACCCCACAGGTAAACCTTGAGCAGCGTAGACTGAAGGAAGCCGGGGTTATTCATCTACAAGGTATCAATCTACGGTATTATGCCCTAAAACAACTGTGGTATAAGCATTACGAATATAAGAAGTGGAACCATCCGGTAGGCTATATCAACCAGCGGTATGACCCAGTAGTCAACGGTTTCAACTTTCAGGAGATAGATACCCCAGAATACATTGTTGGAGATATGACTTTTGACGCCTCAATCTACGACAAGATAGCAGACGTTAAGGGGTATGAGCAATTTATCAGAGACAACTATGTCCCGGAGTTGGTGACATTTGGTAAGCAATTCTTGGAGGGAATAGAATGAAGATCTTAGTCACTGGCGGCACAGGGTTTTTGGGAAATAATATCAAACAGCACTTGCTTCAGTATTTCCCGGATGATCACATTGATGGCGTAGGGTCTAAGCATGTTGACCTAACAGACGAATTCAGTGCAGAATTACTAATCTCGGGATATAATCCAGATGTTATTGTCCATGCCGCTGGGAGCGTTGGTGGCATAGGAGCAAACCGTGATAATCCCGGAAAGTTCATGTATGAAAATCTTGCTATGGGCATTAATGTCCTAGAGCAAGCCAGAATATTCAAAGTCCCTAAAGTTGTAATGTTGGGGACTGTCTGTGCTTACCCTAAACACACGCCCGTACCCTTCAAGGAAGAGGATATCTGGTACGGCTATCCCGAAGAGACCAACGCACCCTATGGTATTGCCAAAAAGACCCTAATGAGGCTCGGAGAGGCATACGTAGAGCAGTACGGAATGGATGTGGTCAACCTAATTCCCGTAAACATGTACGGTCCTTATGACCACTTCAACACCACTACCAGTCATGTAATCCCAGCCCTGATCATGAAAATCCACGAAACTATGAAAGAGGGCAAGGAATGTGTCAACGTGTGGGGTACTGGGCACGCATCTAGGGAATTCCTGTACGCTCCAGACTGTGTGGAGGTGATAGCTCAGGCTATTAAGAAAGATCCCGGCCCAGAACCAATCAATATTGGAACAGGTCAGGAAATCACTATCCGTGAACTAGTTGACTTAATCAGTGATCTGATGGGATATGAGGGCAATTTCCGATGGGACACAAGTAAGCGTGATGGACAACCCCGTAGATGCCTAAATGTAGATAAAGCCAAGACGCTACTGGACTGGGAAGCTAAGACTGAACTAAAAGAGGGTCTCAAAAAGACCATTGACTGGTACGTAGACGATACAAACATAAAAGAAAGGGAAACAAATTTATGAAACTAGGGTTTTATGTAGATACGAACGGTGGAACACCACGGAACTTGGAGATATACAACTTCCTAAACAAAGAGGTCGAAGATAACAACCTTGAAGATGCGGCTGTGTTCTTCGATACTGTCAATTTCAATCCGATCCAGACTAAATTCGGGATGTTTGACGCAACAGAATTGTGGCACTTTACGGGCCATCTGATTACTACATCTATAATTGGTACTGTAAAAGCAGAGAATGTGGTCAACAAATTCAAGGTGGCGTATCTTTTCAATGCCGCAGATAAGAATGAGAAGACTATCTTTGAATTGATTAGAATAGCCAATAACCACAAGGTGTTGGTAACAAACGAAGTAGATAGGGGGGAATTCCTGAGACTAACTGGTGTATCGCCAGTACTAATGGATGGGTTCTCTCTGCAACAAATTAGAGAGGTTTTCGATGAGTGATTTTGAGCAGACGGTTTTAAAGATGTATGATAACGACAACAGCACTTACGCTATCGCTAAACATCTAGATACGTACCCTAATAAGATTCGCCGCACCCTACTGAAGCACGGTCGCAAGCTAAAGGATAGGAGCAGTGCTCAAAAGGCAGCACTAGACTCAGGCCGTAGTAAACACCCAACCGCTGGCAAGACACGCTCCAAGGAGGAACGTGTGAAGATCAGTAGTAGTCTGGAAGTCTACTGGAACACTATGGGCGACGAGGAACGTAATCGCCGTGTAGATATGGCGAAAGAAAACTGGAATAAAATGACCAATAAGCAGAAGGAAACTATGCGTGCTAAGGGCGTCAAAGCTATCCGCGTGGCTGCTTCAGAAGGGTCAAAACTGGAGAAGATTTTCGAGGAAAGAATTGAAGAATCCGGGTACAAAGTTGAGTTACATAAACTCATTATTCCAGCAGAAAAGCTGGAAATTGACCTGTATATTCCCGAGTTGAAGACTATAATAGAGGTAGACGGGCCTTCGCACTTCTTACCAATTTGGGGAGAAGAGAAGCTGCAAAAACAGATGAATGCAGACCTGAGAAAGAACGGCTCCCTACTGACCAAAGGATACGCTGTGATTCGCGTGAAATCACTAGGACAGGAATCTTTGGCGAAACGAGAAGACCTAATCGAACAGGTCTTGGCTCACATTGAGAAAATCAATGATAAGTTTCCGTCAAGAAACAAACGTTTTATAGAGGTGGAGTAAATGGCAGAAGATGATTTGTTTGAGGGTACTGAACTAGAGAGTCCGTCAACGGAAGCTATGAAAGCGACTGGAAGTGTGGACAGGATCGTTCTGGATGGTCCGAGTAGGACTTCTCCGGAGTGGAACGACTGGGTCATGTCTCTGTTTGAAGACAGTGAGATGTTCGCTGAACGTCCAACCTGTGCTGGACTGAGACGTGTAGCAGAATTGGTATTAGGGCCAGTGATTGAGAGTCGTCCCACTCAGGTATTCCCACCAAGCACTCATGATGAGATTGGACGAGCAACGGTCGTATGGGAAGTGAGATTTTGTACGGGGCAAGTATTTGCCGACGTAGCCGACTGTTGGGAAGGAAACACAGATGACGCATTCTGTGTGTTTAACACTGCGACAGCAGCCACACGGGCTGAGAGTCGTGCTTTGCGGAAGGCTCTTGGAATCAAGACAGCTTCTTCAGAGGAAATGACAAGCAAGAACACCGCCAGTATCGTAAAAGAACTGAGTGGCAAGAAGAATTCTTCGACGGAGGGTGAATATGACAATTCGGGGAGGATGACAGATCCTCAAGCCAACTTCATTGACATTAAAGCAAAGCAGTTGGATATCAATGTGACGACATTTTTCAAAGACGTATTCAAAATCAATGTTAGCCGCAAGGTTGACAAACGACAGGCGAGTGACGCGATTGAAAAACTAAACGAGTATCAAGGCGATAAGTCGTTGATTCCAGATTCTATTTTTTCTTACCAAAATGATTGGAGAAGCACGAGCAAATGAAAGTTACACACAAGTCACCCGATGGACGTTGGAGCGTTGAGCTAGAGGGAGACGGTCAGACAGATATCTTCCAAGCTGTAGGTCGTTTTCAGGAAGTATTCGGGCAAAACAAATGTGGAAGATGTGGCAATGATGACGTTCGCTTTGTCGTTCGCAACAACGACGACAACTTGTATCACGAAATCCACTGCAAGGATCTTAATTGTCGAGCGAAACTGGCGTTCGGTGCCCACAAAACGGGTGGCGGACTATTCCCCAAACGCAAGGATGGCGACGACTGGTTACCTAATGGTGGCTGGGTACGGTGGAATAAAGAGAAGGGTGTGAACGAATAAGAGGCATTGTTAGATACCTCTGCCAACGAAGAAGCCCCGGCCAAATGGTCGGGGCTTTTTCTATTTGACAAACTTAGCTTGTCCACAGTCGTACATTCTTCTAAACCCGTGTTCGTATCCTGATTTTCCGGGAAATCTCATACGATGTATACAGTCTAAGTCTTTGACCCAAGCAAAACTGACTCCACAACGCTCCAGATTAAACCCAAACTGCTCCAGATGAGCACCTGTACCGTATCGTAGGTCTACAAAGTTCGTTACTGAGAGGGGCGATTCTAAGCGTTCCATAGCAGTGAGAAGTTTAGAGAACCCTCCCACAACTTGGACGCCCATACTAGAACAAAATCTGGAAACATCAATATTACCATTTCTGTTGGTATACTGTATGACCGCAACAATTTCTCCGCTGAATTCTAAAGCAAAACACTTCCCGCGACCCGGCCCCATCAAGTGATTTGTTTCAAGAAAAGACTTTCTGTCTTTTAGATTTAGGTTAACCAGAGAGCACTTGCGAGCAAAAATCTTTTTAGACATTCCAAGTTTATTGACGATAATAGACCGAACAATATCGGTTTTACGAACAATCTCACCCTCACGAAAGAATAAGGGAGAGAGACCATTATCAATATAAAGTTGACGCTTGTTACAATGATACATCTTGTCTTTATTAATTGCGTCTGAGTGCCAATAGTGACCGTCTGCCTCTATAACAAGATTGAATTTAGGAATGAAAAAGTCGGCTATCTTGTTTTCCACCTTGTGTTGGGTTTCAAATTCGACACCGAGTTCTTGTAGAACTTTGCTTATCATAAGTTCAATTGATGAAATGTTCTTTTCGTGAGATAGTGCGTATTCAATTCCATGTTCTCTTACAAGTATGTTAAAGTAGGACCGTGAAATCTCTAGTTCCTTAGCCCACTCACCACTGGTTTTTCCTTCAAACTTTGCTGAATTTCTCTGACTAGCCCGCTCCTTGTACTCTGGAGTCATAGAGTGATGTGGAACTCCGTATTTTTTCATGCAGGTTTCGACGGTTTTCTTTTTAATGACCTCTGACTTAGTTACTACTGCTACGCCATATCTTTCGATATTGGTTTCCTTAATCTTTTGTTTTACAGATTCAGATTGAGTAGGGTAATTAACCCCAAATTTCTTAAATGATGTTTCCTCAGTTCTGTGTTTCTTAGACTGACTAGAATTAACCCATTGGCCGTTGACGATCTGCATTCCTAATTTGTAATCCTTACCAGCCTCTTGATAGAAAATATTAAAGTCGTGCCACTCTTCTTTGAGGTATCCCTTAGATTTTGATTCAGACCAAAAGCGATAAACAGGAGTGTTTGACATACCGTGTGTAGAGACTTTTTTCCCATTCTTAATCGCGGTTCTTCTTCGATGGCACCCGCAAGATTTCGTTCCATTGCTTGTGACGGCGTTTCTTCTAATCCTTTTTTCGACCCCGCAGTCACACCGATACCAACTATATCCCGGTTTTTCGTCTCGGCGTATCTCTTTTAACATACTCATATTTATATACCAGTCGTGTCCTAAAAGGCAAAAAAAACGACGGGCAAACTACCCGCCGCTGTATTATACTCATTTTACAGTGAAAAGTCAAGCACAATCTTACAGAATCTTACAGATACTCCAAAGTAAAGTACAGACCAAAATCCGTCTTACTTCCAATACTATCGGGAGAGGCACTCATAGCTACAAACCAGTCATGACGAGCAGCAATACACGACTCACCAGACTGAGAAATCCAGTTAGTGTAAGATCCATCTCCAGTCGCCAGCACTTCGCTGGAGTTGGTATTCAGCCCACTTGGGCCGGGACCAGCGGTCATAACCATGTCGGTCATAGAGAAACCGTCAGCAAACTGTGTCCAACCGTGTGCGTCAGTTACGCCACGATGCTTCAGTGGACCCTTGTCAGCACCAAAATCGACTCCCTCAACAGGGTGCGGATGACGTACTTCGTAAACCTGTGTAGTCACACCACTAGCATGTTGTGCGATATCAGAGCGGTCAAAGATACGTAGTTTACAGTTTTGGACCCTAACTCCCTCAGAGTGCTCAAATCGAATATTGAGAGGGGCCGCGATGTTGGGAATACCAGATGTTCCAGTGGTTACACCGCCCTGAATCTGAACCCCACTACTGGGGAAGGCGACAGTATCACTATATTTAGTGTTGGAGCACCTAACCCCAGATGCAGTACCATTTGAGTTGGTTACGTACATTGTGGTCTGATAGTCATTTACCGGGACAGAAATACCGAAACCGCCACCAAAGAAGCCCATGCCAGAGCCTGCCGCGTGGTCGATCAAATCAGGGGGATTTGTCGGATTGCTAGGGTAAATGTTGTTATTGTTAGCATGGAACGTGATTGATGCCATATTTATCGATCTCCTTGTTTGGAAGTTTCTGTAGTATTATACACAAAACGTGTGATTATCGTGGATTAATGTTAACTGTGATGTGTTGTTCATCGGCTGGTGTTTGATGTGGGGGAACCTTCGTTCTTGCAGAAGACCCAAAGAAACCCTTTTTACTTGACATCCACGTCATAGTTATATCATTATGGAAGTGGAAGAAGAGGTCGTACTCCTTATTAGCAGAATATAGGGCTGGATCTAAAGTAAACGTCGTTTCTCTAGATTCGTTGATAAAAGCACCAGCTTCCGCTGCTGATGTGTGTCCGTAGGTAAGATGGGTGCCCTGAGACTCATCTGCTGCTATTCGTATAATTTCCTCACCGTTTCTTTTCATCAGATATGGCTTGGGATCAGTATTCAACTTCTCATAAACCTTACCTGCCACAAAATATGCGTCAAAACCTGTCCCAGCTACGCTCTCCAGCGTTGTTATTTCCAGAGGGCCATCTTCACCCTCTTTGAAAGTATCGTCGTAGGAGGCTACCTGAGACGCTGTGATGCCTGATCCACGAGATAGACACTCTAATCCCACGGGGGCACCAAGCAGTGCGGTAATCTTGAACTTAACACCTCTAGAATTCAACCCCACGATATCTCCGGTTTTATAACCTGTTCCCAGATTTTTGATTATCATCATGTCTTTTATATTAAGCGTTGAAGCATTCAATCCAGTATGAGATCTGGAGCGTACTCCATCGTTAACAAAAAAGACTTCATTTTCCGGGGTTGGAACACCCACTTCTAACGTGTTATACCTAAAGGGTAACAGTTTTCCCACACGTACATCGTCAATACGCCAGAACTTACTGGATATCACAGGTGGTTGACGTTGCTGGTCAATATCGAGGGTCACATCAGACAGGACATACTCACCAACGTTGAGTTTTACAGCTTCATACTCCTGGCCGCTCTTATAGAGATCGGTATCTTGAAGACCGGGTAACTCATGGTCTATATGTTTGGCATGTCTGGATATAACCCTTATGTCTACCTCGCTGCGAGTTTCTTCATAGCTGTAGCTATACTCAACATCTCCACCGCCCAGAACGGCACCCTCTGTGATGTCTCCCTGAATCTGAATAGGTCTAAATGGATCTAGTAGTTTTTCCTCACCATCATCATCTAAGAATTTGCCTCCCCTCAATCTGACATCTGGATTGAAATGATGAACTGCGAACGTCCTAGGGTCATATAGGGTCTGATCTCTAGGATGTTGATGATATACCCTCAAACTCAAGTCAATAATGTTTTCTTGCTTGTAAGAGTCAATGAATTCAGAAACACCCCAAGTTCTATCTTGGTGAGCATAACCACCTGCTATAGTAAAATCGCCATGACCAGCAGGACCCATTCCATAGATATTATCAGTAGTAATGTCTATCTGACTGTTAGCAGTTACAGTATTGAACGTAGTGATGACCCCAAAGGCTTTAGCACCCTTCCAGTTACCATTACCGAAAGGGTGTTGAATATCATTACTCCATTTCGTTGGGCCGAGGCTATTATCCCAGTAGTCAAATTCGTGAAGATTATAATATCGTATATCCTGTGTAACATCTCCACCCCAAGATAACCCATCATCACTCCAAAGAGGCGAATGCAGGTGGTCAAAGTGCCACTCGTCTGTTTCACCTCGCTCTCTATCCTCAAAAAAGGCCGTAGCAGGTCTATTCCAATCTTTTTGAGTGCGACGTGCCTCAGCACAAAATCCTTTCTTCTGTTGTGTTGTTGTCTTAGAAAGTTCCCTAGCAATATCTCCGGCTTCCGGACCATTGTTGTTAACACCAAATTGAATATACGCCTCCATCTTCAAAGGTCGGAACATCAATTTGTTCCTAGATATAGGGGAGAAATCAAAAGCACTATCACTATCATCAAATTCATCAGAGCCAGCCGTATCATTTTTACCCAACCACATACCCTGTAAAAATGCTTTACCAGCTAATGGTTTAACGTCCTCATCTCTACGGTGCATATCCTTAAACCTATGGACTGGATATAAGGGGCTACCGTTTTTCCCTGTGGGAGAAGCATTAGTCATCACGTCCGCTGGCACGGAAGCTAATATAGCACTGTTAGTATTTCTATCCTTAGCAAATATATTAGCAGAATATCTACTATCAGCCCTAGACCACCTATTGTCACTAGCACTAATTTGATCGAATGGGTCAGACCCAACGGGCTGTCTACAGTTATTTCGGTCCGAAGTGCCATTTCCTGCGTCGAAAATCTTTTTTTTACTATTGGTTGTCTCTGTATTTATGTAGTTATCAGTTGCCACGGTCGTTCCAACAGCTCGAACCTTAGTATCCCAAGGTCTATCATCTAAATAGACAGACGCACCTGTATATCCACCCGGAAATACACATCCAAAGAAAACCCCAGCGTGAGCAGCGTTTCTTGTGTTGGTATCGGCGTCAGGAGGAGGAATACGAACACCTCCAGCAGTTTCTAGGGCACTTGTAGTAGCAATTGAACACTTATCGTCAAATTTACCAACGGTACCAGCCTTACCACGAATACCAAATATGGTACTATCTAGGTAATCAAAAGAGGTTGTTTGGGCATAACCATGTCTAAGATATACATCCATAACATTAGCCGTGTTGAATGTTTGATTTGCGTCCCACCCTCCATCTAAACCGTAGTCCAACCCGGTATTTACGGGGTCTCCATCATAGTATAACTTGTGAAAGAATTGTTCAGCGTCTCTAGGAGCAAAACTAGCACCATCAGTATTTCTAAAGAAGTAATCAGCGTTGGTCATCATGTAGGTGAATTCACCCCACTTATTCACTGAGCCTGCCACTTCTTCTGTCTCACCCGTATTGGTCCCCATGGCGGATATGTGCCACACACCGTCAATACGTGTAAGCATGACCTCGTCACCACGATCAAATTTACGGTGAGTGCTGAAGTTATAAACTGAGAGGGTTTCTTTATCATAATCAGGGTTTTCTTCATCTACACATCTAACGTCATCTGGTCTTAGATAGTTTGGTTGCCACTGTAGAGGGTTTCCGTTTTGTGGACGAATAGGCATAGCCTCCCCGCTAGCGGGTATGAACTTGGTCGTTTCGTAGTCGTCACCATCTAGGTTTTCCGCTATATCACTAGTCTCAAGGTGGTCTATACTTGGGACGGTTGGATATCCAACACTAGTAGTCATCTTAGCAAATAAAACCGGAGAACCACTCTCCCACTTCTTAGTGACTGGATTGGTATGTAGATCTAGATCACCAACCCCTTGAGAGGCTGTATTTTCGGGGTTGTAATCTGTATACCCACCATCGACCCTAGTGTTAAACAGCTTACCATTGACATCTCGTCTAGGAGCAGCGTATTTTAAGCTCTTAATGGTGACCGTCTTATCCGAAACATCAGAATGGGGATTGTCAAAGAGGTATAACTTAAACGGAATCCACTCCGTAATTGGGCAGAAG